TACATTTAAAACATCTAAGAATTGACTAATCATCTACTCCCCGCCTTTCAGTTCCGCCAGAGCAATAGCCAGATCCCGTTGTGCAAGTAGAGTATGGCAAGAAAGCCATTCCTTTGTTGCCTCGCACACCTTTTCCATCTTCCGCATCCGGTCGAGCAGATCAGCCCCGGCAGTGTCGCATGTCGCTATATAGCCGTCAATTTCGTCAACTAGATCGTATAAGGGGTTAGTAGGATCGTCTTCAGAAGTGTTTTCGGAAACGATGTCAAAGGAATGTCGTAACATGGCTATGTGAGACGCTGCCTCAGCCCGTAGTCGCTCGCCGATCCTGTCGTTCTCGCAGGACAACACCCGCCTGTATTTCTCCTCGGTGTCGTGGCCGTCCCATTCTCCGTTGTAAGGCTGTAGGAACGAAAATAAGGGTAGCTCGTCATCACGGATATGCCATGACACCTGACCAGCAGGAAGATCAATACGGATGATATTGCGCCATTCATCGTCCCATGTCTGATCGTCGTCAGGGTGCCGTTCAATGCCAGCAGGTAGGCCCATAGCCTGAGCGATCCGGGCAATCAGAGATACGCACTTGTCACGCTCGGTGTAGGCACCATGTTTCTCCTCAGTCAACTGGTGGCATCTCATGGCGTACCCCTCGACATTGCCTGTTAATTGGCCGATTATGTGATCTTGGTCGGAGATACGGGTGAGGAGGCGGGATACCTCAGTCTTTAGCCTCGCTATAACTCCAGCATCATGATCCATCTGCTGCTTTATTACGCCTTCCAGGCGCCCTATCTCGTCCTGCTGCATTTTTATTGCCTTGTCCTTATCCCACGGTATGTCTTTCATAGCTTATTCTGCCCCCCTAAAGCATCCTGACGTGCGATCATCGCCTTCGCTCTCAAGCCTCCTTCGGCTCAAAGCAGTCTTCGTCATCGGTTATTTCATCACAGCCAAGCTTCTGCATCTCTTCGGTGCAAAGCTCATCGTCTTCACCGTTCAGGCCATCGCATACATTTTTGCAGGTATCCAGTTTCTTGCACTCGGCACAGCAGACATATGGCATCCAGTTCACACCTCCCGAAAATCTAAATCAGGATTCTGTTTCAGCAGCAACTTTTTCTTTATCCGATATGCCCGGTTTTTCTTGATCTCCTCGATCACGGCATCCTGCCGCTTCAGCCTGTCGAGGAGAGAGGCGCCGGCAGTGGTAGATTTGAGGTATTTCTCCAGTTGATCCCCGAGGGAATCTATCGCCATTATTAGGTCATTCTCTCTGCACCAGGCCAGTGTTTTTTGTAAGGCATCCCGGTACTCAGCCGCCTCAGCCTGTAATAGCCGTTCTTTCTGATCTTGCCGTCTCTCAATATCACCTTTTAACCGTTCATTCTCTGATTTCAGGGCGGTGTGATCGGATTTCAGTTGCTCATGTTGCTTTGTGAGTTCGGAAAGTTGCTGCTGGATAATGTTCTTGGTAACCAGTTTTTGTTTTAAATCAGATACCTGCCTACTTAAGGCTGCTCCATGCTTCCGCCATTCCATATTTTCGCCCAGTTCATCTTTCGCCGACTCAAGCTGCCGGGTCAGCCCCTCGACATTGCCTTGTAGTCTGCCGATTAGCTGATCCTGATCGGAGATACAAGTGAGCAGGCGGTCTATCTCGTCCTGCTGCATTTTTATTGCCTTGTTTGGTTCCCACCGTGGCTTCTTCGCTGTTTGCCGCATCCTATTTAGTTCAGCTTCCTGATTGGCCTTTCTAGTTGCATCATCCATCACTCACACACCTCCAGGGCTTGCTTGGCTATCTCCGCTACAAGATCAACTGGGTGTCTAGCCATCTTCGCCAGCGCATCCCGCAGCCTCTGTGCAGCGCTCTCTGCCGCCGTCCTCATGCGCTTCTGCGTATATGCCTCGTCTCGCCACTCCAGAAGATCGATCTCTGTGTCATGTAGTTTTTCTGCCGCGTCCAGGAGATCGGCAAGCTCGGCAGGACACACGTCCACATACGGATTATCTGTCTTACTTAACTGGCGCAGCAGTTCTCGCGATCGCTTAGCGTCCATCTACTCCGTCCCCCCTCGGAAATCCCATATATGCCTTGTCATAAGCCGGTACGATCCTGTAAAATTTGCCCCGGATACATTCCACTGCCCTTCTGTCACCGATCATCTGCAAAGTGTGTTGGTAGGATGCATCAGATATAAGGTGTAATATCGCAGCGCCAATGAAGCCAATCAGGAAACCAACGATATATTTACTGTCCATCTACTCCGTCCCCCCATCTAAATGTGCCTTGCTGCCCCAATGCGCTCCGTGTTTACTAACCACGCTGAAAACATTGCAAAGTGGATATTTGATCAGGTATTCTCCTGCCCTGACGCACAGCAAGCCACCCTTGGTATAGACTCCATCGGCATCAGGAAATACCTTTTCTTTGGAACTAGAATAAAACAGTATTCTAACCTCAGGCATCTACTCCATCCCCTTCCTCGCAACCAGGATACCCGCCGTTGTCTGTCTCTCTTAATTTCCAGCCATAGATTGCAATAGCGGCCTGTCTCTCAGCGCACTCACCAGGATCGTCATAGACGGAGCAGGTAGCACATCGATCCTCTGTGCAATCAGGCAAATGGAGTTCTAGCGCATCCCGCAATCTGGTAATCTCCGCCCTCTGCTCACGTTTAACATTCACTTCGAGATCGTTCAATTCATGCAGTTTCCGTATTTGGTCCACATATTTCCCGATCCGCATCTCCGCAGCACTCAACTGATCCCGCAGTTTGTCGATCTCCTTTTCATCATCCTGGGCGGCACAGGACGGGCACTGGCCGTGTTGGACGATGTACCGGGCCTCCTTTTCTACGTCCGTGTAGGGATACTTGCAACGGGGGCAATGGACGATGTTAGATGCCATTGGTTCCCACCCCCACCGAAACGGTGTAATTAAACATCAAAGGGCACGATGGAGCACTGGTGCAAATATGCGAATACTCACAGTAGGTGCAGAGATATACCCATTCAGTCGCCATTGGACACCTCCTCGCTCACCGGCAGCAATACTACATGGTGCTTGTTTCCGTCTTTGTCGGTGACGGTTTTGATATACACGGTCTGGCAATCTTCCACAGAGCCGCCGCAGTTTACATGGATGTCTGTTATGTCTTGATCATCATCTGCGGCAAAGAGGCAGGTACAGAATATGGCACCGTCTTCGTCCTCTTGGGAAATTAATTGACACAGTTTCACGTTGATTCCCCCTCGATCTCTCTTCTGGTCTCGTTCCATGTCTCTTCGTTCCCATTCTTGACATCACCATAGTTGATCCCATCCCAGAAGTCGTTGTGTGGATACCTTGCCATCTCCGCATCACATACGGCGCACCAGTAGAAAGACATTATCCCGTCGTAGTCTGCTGCTGTCTGTCGCCGCATCTTGCTCCCGGCAGGAAACGTTCTCTCACAGCCCCAACAGTTGTGTGCTTTGCGAGTTTTTACTTGTTTACTTCTGTTCACGTCTCATTCCCCCTTCCACCGTTTGATCCGCTTCCAGATCACGTCTCCGCTAACGCCGTAACACTCACCTATTTCCCGGTAGCTCATCCCCGACTCGAGCATCCTGATTGCGCCTTCGACGTCTAGCCGATGATCATCAGTCGCCACATTTGGATTCGTTAACTCCATCCTGATCAACGCCTTATCGACGCTGACGTTGGCGAGGATCGCGGTTGCAAGGGCGTAAAAATTATATCTGCGGTCATCCAGGGTAGCGATCATAATGCTTCACCGAGCAGATCCTCGAGGGATGTTTGGGCATTGTCTTTCTTGACGCTTTTCAAGTTCCGCACAGCAGACCGGAAGTAACTCTCTTTCAGTTCGATCCCCACGAACTTGCGGCCCAGCTCCAAAGCCCTGTACCCAGTCGAGCCAATACCGGCAAATGGATCAAGCACTGTGTCCCCGGGAGCGCTCCAAAGCTTTACCGCCCGCTCAATCACGCCCAACTGCAGTGGGCAGAGATGCCGCTCGTCGTCGGTCTCCCTGGCCTGGCGCACGTTGAGTACGTCGGTCTCCCTGATGCCGCCTGGGTAATCTTTTGTCTGTCTATACCACACTGGAGCAGCCCATTCGATCCATTCTTCTTCCGTGATCCAGCCGCCATTTTTGTTGTATTTTCCGCTTACCCCGGCCTTGATAGGTTTTATATTGTCTCCGGGCTTGCGGAAGTAGATCAGATAGTCGCCCAATGACATTCTCATCAGGGAGGCATCAGTCGCCAATGTTTTGAAAAGCAATCCTCTTTCTTTGTTGCGTACAGCCTGGATCTGAGGATTCTTGTCAATGGTCACTTCTCCCGCATAAACCCAGCCAGCGTCGATCATCATCTGAATAACCCTTCCTCGATAATCGTGCAACCCGATATACCCTTCCCGGCTTTTCATGGCCGTGAGTTGGCAGAGATGGATAGCGCAGATACGTCCCGGCATCAGCACCCGCCACAGCTTGTCGTTGCCCACCAGAAAGGAGAAATGCTCAATCATCTGATCAATGGTGGTCGTGTTGCCGATATCGTGAGTCGAATTGGTATAGGCGTACATACCGGGGAACGGCGGGGAGAATACCGAAAGCCCGATGGAGTCAGTCTCTATCTGGTCAATCATCTTCACGCTGTCACCAAGATACATCTTCCAATCTTTGCCCTCGGCCACGTCCTCGAGGTATTCCATCTCCGATCTCTGCAAAGCTCCGTCCATCTGCAGGCCTTGCATATTCTCAATGATGTTGTCAAACATGGCAGAAGCATCCCTTTCCTTGCGCTGGATATTCTCTTTGACTTTGCCTTCAGTCTCGGCGATCACAATATGGGCATTGACTTCCTTCTCTTGCCCAAACCGCCAGCACCGTCTTACGGCCTGATAGAACTGCTCGTAGGAATCAGATAGTCCGACGAAAATCACGTTGCTGCAATGTTGCCAGTTCATCCCGAACCCGGCTATAGAGGGCTTTGTCACCAGGACGTTAAAATCTCCATTTGTGAAGCCGACAAGGGAGTTTTCTTTGTACTCCGGGGAATCCGATCCTTTGACCTCGACCGCTCCCGGAATGGCTTTCTTCAAGGCCTCGCTTTCACGGTTCAAGTCACACCAGATCAGCCACGGTTCATCCGGTTTTTCTGCTACCAGCTGGGCCGCTTCTGCAACCCTATCCTTGGTTGATAGTTGCCGCGCTCTTCTGCGTTCTTCCAGGGTTTCAGCCTCCACCACGAAAAGCCGGTCAGAGAAGTTTTCCACTTCAAGAACGTGCTCTATCAGATTTAATTTCGGGAGTATGAATTTATCGTCGTCATAACCCAAATCAGAGGGCTTCCTGATAGCCACGCACCAAGAGGCTACCCACGTCCAGAAGTCCTTTTTAGCGTGGCCCTTGAGCCTCCAGGCGTGGGTTGTGTTACCGTCCTGGGTGAAGAACAGGGCAATGATCTCTTTGCCTCGCATGGTGCCCAAAAACTCTGCATGGTTTGTGATTTCGATCAGGTCGTTAGGCGCAGGCGTGGCCGTGCAAGCCAGCCGATAAGGAATCTTACTGCCGAATTTGGTAATCTCCTGGCGATACTTCCCGGAGAAGGCCTTGAGGATTGAACTCTCATCCAGCACGATCCCGGCGAAGGCCTCGGGGATGAAGTGTTGCAGCATCTCATAGTTGGTGATATTGATGCCCGGTCTCACATCGGCTTGAGTGCGGCAAATGGTAATATCCATGCCCAGTTTCAAGGCCTCGCGCTTCGTCTGCTTCGACACGGCCAGTGGAGCAAGGATCAGAACGTCCCCACCAGTACGAAGGTGGATCAGCCGCCCCCACTCCAACTGCTGGAATGTCTTACCGAGGCCACAATCCTCGAACAGTGCCGCTCTCCCTTTCCGCAGCGCCCACCGGGTTACATCTCTCTGGAAGGGATAGAGGATCGGGTTTATATCGTCGTTGGAGACCGTTATCCCCTCGCTGGCGGTCATAATTCGTTTGGATTCAAGGAAAGATTGATAGTTCATATCGCGTCCTCCCACATCGCCCAAATTGCGCTCATATTCTCGCTGTACCTGATCACGTCAGGAATATACTCGATCCCGCAATTACTGCATGTCTGCTCAACCAATTTTTCGTTGATCGGCAGGCCGTAATATCTATCTCGGAAGAAATTGCGTACATCGGAAACGGTTGAGAATCTGCGAGTGATGGTGTCGGTCATTTCCACCCCACCTTGCAGGAGACGATGTCGGCCAAGTGGAAAGTATCGTATCTCCTGTTTTTATACCGCCGTATATTCATTAGCCATTCATCGTGAGCATTTTGCCAAGGCATATCTACGACTTGACACTGGGTTGAGGACTACACCACCGCACCCTTGCTCGTATGCTGACTTACTGTAACACTTGAACTTTGCCCTAGTTGCCATGTCGTTCCTCCGTTTCTGCTCTGGCCGCCAAATCTATTAATCAGTTAAAAAGATTTCAGTATATTGGTATGTACCACCATGCTTGTCATAATGGTGAACAATGCGCTTTACTGTGTATTCGTTTTCCGATTCATCTTCATCAATCATTACTTCCTCACCGACCTTAGGAAGAAAATGCGCTTTTACTTGGTAAGTTTCGTAATCTTGCAGATACTTCACTTTTTCGCCCATCTTCGAATCCGTCAGTGTAGATTGGTATTAGAAAGTTGATGTCATATAAGATCATTTCATCACCCACGGCATATCATCGGCCTTGCGGTGCCAACTCTGCTATCTTGACTATTTCCTCAAGCTGCTCATTGGTGAGCTCTGGAAATTTGATCCGTCTTGTTTGGTTGAGCAGATCCCGGCACCTGATCTCATACCGGATCTCGTCGGTTATGGGCGACAGATGATAATACGTGCAGTTCCATCCGTGGCCTTCTTTGAGAAATCCTGTTTCGTCGAACAGTTTCCCGTCTGCCGTGCGTATTTTTCCTGTTGGCGTGATTTTAGCAACGGTGGTCATGACGATCCGTTTGCTTATCGCTGTGTAGGTGTAGCAGACCTCATCGCCAACTTTCAGTGATTTCAGCCAATCATCCATGTTTAATCATCTCCTCAATCTCCGTCGGTACGTTCCACAATCCCAGTTTTCCTTTGCAGGGAATCGGCTCAATCTGGCGCATATCGGCAAGGATCCAGGCGTAGCGACCAGGGGTGTAGTCACCGAAGGAACGCTCCGGTTCGCCTGGGAATGGCCTGAGCAACTTTTCGGCGTTCGGATTGACGTTGATCATGTCCTTGTAGCCTGCTATGGCGTAAATGTCCACTAAATTGCAGGTAGCGATAATAGCGCCAAGATCAAATTCAATGACAGGATTTAACCCGCCTCCATCTATAACCAAATCGTATATAGCTGTCGCAAATGGCTCTTGAAGGCACAATTCCTTCTGTTTACGGCCCATCTTGGCACTTGCATGGATCACCAGGGGCCCGCGGTACTTTGTCGCCCAACTACGCGTTTCGTTGTGTTTCGCTCTGATTGCCACTAATGATGCGTGTGGTTGCATTATCGATATGGCTTTCACATCTTCACCTTCACTTTCTTGGCTCCAGCCGCCAAATCTTTCACTCCGGAACTTCCCGATATTTTCCATTAGGGCAATGCTTGCAGTAGTAACAGTGGCCATAGCCACAGATTAATGATGCTTCCCATGTGGGGATGTTCATTGCTTCGCAGATATCGCTCATTCGATCACCCTCACTTCAAAATTAACTGGCGGCCAGGCCAGTTGTTTATTTTATTGGTAGTTCAGGATGCTCGATCAGGTAGAAATGCACGGCTTCATACGCATTTTTTCCTAGATCGTTCATTACATCATGCAAAAGCCTCTTTGCTGCGTTAAGCTGGTCAGGATTGGTTATGATCGCTTCCATAATGTTTGATCCTTTTGCTGTTCCGTAGTTGTAGGTGCTTGTTTGCAGTTCACTACAGAGCCTTTCGATTTCCTCTTCGCTTCGCTGGATCGCCATTGTGCTTTGCCTTGCCTTTCTGCTCTGGCCGCCAAATCTCACTTCTCGATTTCTACCTCAACCAATCTTCTGCCCTAACTCACGGCCTCGCCCCTGCTTCCCACGAACAAATCCACATGTCTCCCCCGTATCAAGGCCCCGGTATCCCTTGCCACCATCTCCACCCCGTTTACCTGCACCTTTGACCCCAGGGGGATGATACTTGGGTCAACGGCTATCGTCTTGCCTACCACCGGCCAACTGCCATCCTTGCACCTGTGGCCTGTCGCTACGTAGGCAGTGGCGAGAAAGATTTGGGCTGATTCGTGGCGGCTGGCTACTTGAGCCGGCCCTCTCTCGATTGCGAGCGGGTGCGGGATCAGTACCAGGAGCAGGGCGATCAGGAGCGGACGCATTAAGCACTGTCCCCCGGCTTGTCCAGAACAACCGTTATCGTTTTGGCCGTTGTGCCGCTTGCTTTGAAAGCATCGTCCTCGTTCTCTTCGTACCAGCCATAGTCGAGAAGACCTCGGAATTGTTGAGCCTTGCGATTCTCTCTGTGCACTGTGCTGCTGCTCATGATTGCCACCAGACGACCGCCAGGCTTTAGCAGGCTCCAGGCATGGGTTACGTGGTCGATGTCCTGCTGCCGGGTGAATGGCGGGTTCATCACTATGCGGGAGAACTGCCTTTCGTTGTATACCAAGAAATCGCCGCCGATCAGGTTGTATCCTTTCTTTTGAAGAGTCAGTTGGCTATCTGGCCGGATCTCGATCACGGATAGATCGCACTCCGTTTTGATCAGTTCGTCGGCTATGTTCCCTACGCCAGCAGATGGTTCCAGCACGTCGATGCCGGGACCGATATCTGCCAGTTCGACCAAATGAGCAGCCCGCTCTGGCGGTGTGTAAAATGCCTGGTAGGATTTCTTAATGTCGATGATCTCGCCGGTCTCCCTGACCATGCAGAGCAGTTCTGATGGGTCAGATTCAAAGACATGGCCGCCCTGTTTGCGGTTCCACTTGCCGCCCATTGCTTCTAGGACTTTGTTGGTATCGGTATAGAGCTTGCGATCAAGTTGGGCACTTCTGAGATATAGGACATTGCCCTGCACCTCTGCATGATCCAAAACTTCCAAAACATCCGATGACGCCTTAATCATTGCAACTGCCATCTTCTCGCATCTCCCTTCAAAATTGTGCGGGGGCGGGCAGGGAATCGAACCCTGCTTAACAGATCACCACAATCGGCAGGCTGGCCAGGCTTGCCTGTCTGAGCCGCCCCGCAACGGTTTATTTACCTTGACCTAAAACGGCATCTTCTTCCGCGGGAGTCTCTTTTTAACTGGGATTTTCCTTACCTCACCAGCGTTAACCGTTGCCCAGGCACCCCATCTCCAGTACTGATCGTCATACTGTCAACGCCATCCGGCAGAAGCCCCTCTATCTGATCATGCAGCCGGGCATATGTCGACCGGGCATCTTCGAGGTTCATTTGCCTTTTTTGTTGCCCGATCAATCTGTCCCAGTCCAAATCTTCGTCCAGCAGGTCTGGGAAATCGCCCTCGTCTTTACAGCCGCTCCAATCGATCCCCAAGGCGCTGATCATCCTGCTCCAATCCTCGATGTCGTGATGCACCAGTTTCCCATCATGCCCTATATGCCTGAGTTCGTGGTAGATCAGGGCGATGTATTGCTCCCTTTTCAAGTGGTGAATATTAGCGGCAAAGAACTCCATCAGATAGGTAAAGTTTCCGCCTGTGAACTGATACAGGATCTCCGTCCACTTGGCTGGAATTGTGGCGATTTGCGCCAGTTTGTGCCGGTCCTTGTCAGCGCCTTTGCCTGTCGTGTTCGAGACAAACAATATTGAATTGGTTTGGATGTGCTTCAATTCTTCATACTTCTTGACCAGGGCGTCAGCAATGGGCCGGAACTGATCTCTGATCACGTATTGACCGTACCAGTCTGGGATCACCAGAATCTTGGTGACCGGGGTCGGAGTATTACTGAATGGGATGTCGCCTGCTGTATCCTCTGTTGGGCCGCTTTCCGGCTCGATCATGGTGTTTTCTTCTTGGATGTTTTCCTGATCCTCGTTTAATTGGTTGTCCGTCTGGTTGTCCGGCATTTTGTTTCGCCTCCGTGCATAGAATTTGTTTCCTCTGAGTAAGATAGGATGGGACATTCTCCACATTTTGGGCTTCAATGGTTTTTTTATAGAGGCTTTGCGCCTCAATAATCGGTGTCTCTACTTGTTCTATCTGCTGAACCGGTCGCCAATGAATATTGTCTATCCATTGACCGCACCGGGTGCATCTGACGCGATCCTCGTTGCGGTGGTCATAGGATGAGAATGTAACCGCCATGCAAGAGTCGCAGGTGCGTTTTACGTGACCAATGCTAGACCACCTGCCTATTTGTTTGCCATTGCCGCCAAGCGATTGCTTCGATTAGTTGGATATAGCACTCCATAGATAAATCCGGCAGCTTCTTGCACCGTTTTACAAAGTTATACCTGAAATACCCCTTTCCAACCTCTGCTAGTTCGATCAGCCCAACCCTTTGATCCAGTTCCTCCGGTTTGATTACCCCAACAGGGGCAATGAAATAAAAATGTGTCGCGAATTGCAGATATTTACTCCATTTCTTATCCGCTAAGAAATCCGATCTGGATGTTTTGACCTCGAAAATTCGGACTATCCTTTTGCTTCGCCGGATCCCAATTAGATCAAATCTAATTTGTGAGTGGTACGGCCCCATCTCGGCTGTAACGAAGTCATAGCCATGAAATAGGTTTTTGGTTGCGAAGTCTTTGATCTGAGATTCGGTCAATTTAATTCACCATCTTTCAAACCTGCCCAAACAACCGTGTCCCCGTCCCGCATCTGTTACGGGTGTCATAACTGCGATTCCTGTAACTCTGTTGACGTCTGCGAATTGACACTATATCCGCATCCTCTAGTGGTGATTTTACGAACAGGAAACCTTTGTCTCGCCATGAATGGTGATTGATATAATGATTGCCTGGCTTTGTTTCCTGGCCGCAGCCACAGGCACACAGAGCCACCCTACCCCACCTGCCTTTCCCTATTCCCGATCATCCCTAACCTCTGGTACACCTTCTTCCGCGTCCAAAACTGCGCTGCCAGCACCGGGATACATTCATCCACAAAATCAAACACAAACGCATCTCTCTTTCCGCTAAATCCTCTTTGTATCCGTCCAACCTTCTGCTCAGTCTCGGCTTCGTTGTTCCCCCCGGCCACCAAGAACAGCCTGTCCAGCCGGGGGATGTCCAGCCCCTCTTTTGCCAGGTCAACGGCGAACAGTACATCCAGATTTCCACTTTTCATACTTTCAATTACTGTTTCCCGCTTCTTGGCCGCTAGTTTGCCATGAACAATGTCCGATCTTAATTCAGGAAATGTCTGTTGTAAAATAGCGTTCAACCCTTGGCAATGATCGACTCTTTCGCTTAAAACTAGTGAAAAATGTCCCGGGCACTCTTGGATCAATGTCTGGATGATCAGGTGATTGCGTTCAGAGTCGTTGATTACGTCGCTCATAATTGCGTTGTAGTTCATTTGCGGCTTCCTTGGCTCTCTGGTATTGTTTAACCGGGCTTCCCCGCAAAGGCGTTCCCATTCTTCTGTTCTTTTCACATGCTGGCTGAAACTTTCTGAAACTGTTTCAGTTTTTATGGTTCTTAGCCGGGGTACTATGACGCCACCCGACAGTTCAACTGCTGTCCTTGGTACAGTGTGCAGAATGGGGCCGATGAAACGCTCAGTAAGCACTTCTAAACCATCTGACCGGACAATTTGCGCGGAGCATCCATAGCGCCACCGGGCGGGGAACTGGTCAACCACTGCTGCATAGGTTTCGGCTGGGCAATGCGCACAGTTGTGAACTATGAACCCGTTTGCTGTGTAGGTGTGGTAGTCTGCAACTTCGAAATTGTAGACATGACCATCTGGACACAATCCTCCAAATGTTCCGTCACTACCTGGTTGGAGAATCTCAATATTGTCCACCCTAAGCCAGACAGGAAGGTATCCTTCTTCTGATCGAGGAGTTTGCGGGCAGAATGAGAGTGGCCATCGATCTCTATTCCGATCCTCAACCCTGAATTGGCAATGTCGATCTTGTAACAGGTCGGATATCTGCTGGGTCTCTTTATCTTCGTTGGAACTATTAGTTCTGTTGGCCAGTTCAAGACGCTGGCAAGACTGGCTTGCGGCACTGTTAGCCCTCGACCATTGCCGCCCTGAATTGGTGGCTTCCATCCCCTGGCTTTGAGGGAAGCACTCAGTTTGGCCCTCGTTTCCGGTGTCAAATGTGGATCTCTGTTGGCCATCATGGCCGAACCGTACTTCTTGTTGGTTTTGGTCATGGTCCTGGAATTGACTTCGTGCAGGTATGCTTTCTTGCATTGTTCCGAACAATAAATTAGCCCCGTATCCCGAAACTGATCTCTTTTCACTTTTTCCGAAATTACAACAATTCTTTTGCAACAACTGCAAAGAGCAAACACTCTGTTGTTGTATCGAGTTGTTTCTCCCCTGCATTTTTTGCATAATTCTGATTCCGGGCTTGTCATCCTTACTTTGCCACACTTCGGGCATGCCTTCAGAACAGGCTTCATAAAGCAACTCCTCTCCTAGATTTAGGCCAATTGCTTCTCTCCAGCCATCTTTCGTTAAGAATGGATGGTTTGGGGTGCAGACTACATTTTTGCCGCTAGCATGAACGCGAACCAACAAAGATGGGGCTCTTCTTTTAAGCGTTTCAGCAACAATGCCTTGAGTTACTTGCTGATTGCGCTCATCCCAAGCAGTAACAACATTTCCTAGTTTGATAGATTCAATGGGTTTTCCATCAATCAGCGTTCCTGCTGGGAAGCATTCATCTAGCATCAATAAACCAAACAACCCGGCCAGTTTTTTCAGATCCATCCGGCAGAGTGTCTGCAAGATGCCAATGGTCAGCATTTCCCCTACACGGTAAGTTCCATCACCGATCATGCCGATCTCGCTCCGGAGGATACCTAAGCGAGACTCTGCCCTGGCCGCCGCCTGTTCTGCCAGTTCCTTGGTATGGGTGAGCCAGATAGCAGGTTGCCCCACCCGGGCGATTACCTCAAGCATGGATTCGGTTTTTCCGCTGCCGGCGGGGCTGACCAAAACGCCCTGGGTGCCCTTTAGCATCCCCTCGACCGCTATTTTCTGATATGGTCTGAGCTGAATTTTTGACCGGTACAGCACCATGGGCAATTCCCTGCGCACATCCTCAAAGCAATACTCCACCCCGAAATGCTTTGCCAACTGCAGCAGCCTATAAGCATAGCCCCTGGGCAACGATATGCCGTGCGGCTCGATCTGCACCAATGGGATCACAGATGAGATTCTGCCTAGCCACCGGCCCCGTTTCTGCGCCTCCTGGTAGGCGGGGTTGGGGATCGTGTTCTCACTTTTGACCACGGATAGGAAATCGTTGGTGCTTTGTGAGAGAGCGCCCTTGGGCATATGCATAATTATGCGGTTCGATGTATAAATATTCAGTTTCTCCATTTTCCCCTACCCCGCTTCCCTCTTCGCTATTTCAAACTGACTATGCGCCCTGTCAAATCGTTGACTTATCCTCAAAGTGTCCGGGTGATCCAGCCCTAGTTGCTCCCCCGTCCGCAGTAACAAAATCCGCAATGACTCCATCCGCATCCGAAGTTTTAGGATATTTGAGCCAGGCATCTCTATGCGCTCCTCCCCAGGAGCTCCCGAGCCAACCCAATCCGCCTTAAAGCATCCTGGGTCACAGCAACCGGCAACGCATCCCGCCGGGCAATGTCGTCGACTATATCAGCGACTTCGAGGAAGCGGGATTCGCCCTCTGATGCTAATAGGGAAAGGAATCTTGATGTGCGGTCCTCCCTTTGAATCTGCTGCTCTATGTGCTCACGGGATAGCACTTCTGAGCCTGGGCGGGCGCAGGAGAGGGGGATGAGATCAACAGTTATTGGCTGACAATCCGAAGTGAATGTAAGCAATGCCACTTGGATCGGGCGGTACATCTCCTCGATCTTGGCATTGACCCTCCCCAGTGCCCCAGGGTTGATGCAGGCAGCGTTGTTTTTAGATCTGAGATAGCCAAATCCAATATGCTCATGCCCTGCTAAAACCACATCTGCATCGCTCTTGAGGTCTTTGACAAGGGTGTGCGGCGCTTCATAGGGCAACGGTTTCTCCACCAGCATTCCGTGGACGACATGCACTCTCCAGCCGCATAATTCTGTACTTAGCCCTGTTTGGTAGTCGGCCTGGCTGCGGTCCATGTCTGCGTGGTAGCCCTGACCGGTTAAATACACCGAGTTGGCCGCATCATCGATCACCACTGGTACTCTTGTAAGTAGCTTCACTGCCCCGATCCTCGCCAGCAGCCCCAGGGCTGTCCGGGGTACCGTCGACTGGCTATAACCGTAAATTTCGTGGTTGCCGATGCAGGTATAGAACGGCACCGGACATTCCCTTAACACTGCCGCCAGTTCCCCGGTTACGGAATAATCAGGGTCCGGAGAATCCAGCAGATCCCCGGGGCAGATCACGGCCTGGCAGTTGTTTTGGGCAGCGAGGCTCCAGCATTCCCTGAGCTTAGCCTTGATAGCGTCGGGGTAGCTATCGAGCCGGGCACGAGGAGAATTGCCCCTGTAGTGAACATCTCCTATGTACAGTAGACGGATCATGATAGCTGCTTCACCTCCGAGATGCCGTCCTTCTGAGTGACCAGGTAGCTTCTGTCGGCCACTTCAGCCAGGGAGTCGGCATGTGTCACTAATAGAATTTGACGACCCGTTTGCCGAGCGTATTGTTTTAGAAAGTAGGCTACATTCGGCAGATAAGTTTGGCTGACCATTTTCGCAGGTTCATCCAAGATAAGTGGCCCGTCTACTCGCGGTCTTAAAAGTTCCAGCATTGCTAATCTGAGCGCCAAGGAGACGACATCGACGATTCCGCCACCCCTGGAATCCTCCGGGCTGCATACCACTTCCGTATCCCCATACTGGCTCACTACCTGCCACTCCGCCGCCGCCTGGTTGCCCACCGTGCGCATGTTGATTCTGAACTCGTACCCCTCGCCAAATACGGCATACAGGGCGGCAGAAACGGTGTTTTGGATTCTTTCGAGAATTTGAGTACGGGCATAATCTGAAACCTTGCCCAACAATAGCTGTGTCTGCTCCCAGGTTACGATGTCCTGCTTTGCCTGGAGCAACTCAGCCTGGACATCGTTTAGCTGCTGCTGCAGCAGGTCACGCTGGCCTATGCCGGTGTTGTAGCGGGTGCGCATTGCGGTGAGGGCGGAATCATAGGTGTCAAGCATCGGGATCACGCTCCACAATCCTCGTTATTGCCTGGTAAGCCCTGAACTCATTACGCTTTCGGCCGGCTGCCGATTCATGGGACGGAATAGCCGCATTAAGCAGGCGAAGCTCATTTTGCTCAGCTTTTAATAGCTGGTTAAGCTGAGCATCTCGCATACCACCCGGTTCTGGTGTTACGGTTCCATTTGATATCAACTCTGCTGCTTTGGCCTCCGCTATAAACTGAGCATCATCATATTTTTGCCGTACCCGGATTAGATCTGACTCTGCGCTCTGAATCTCTATGGGTAGTTCTAGCAGTCGTTTAATTACTTGTTCGCGTGTTGGTGTCATGGCCATTACCCCCTGACCCGATATTCCTGGGGAATTAATTCATCGAGTTTCCCAAGATCCGCCTCAATCCCCGTCTCCAGTTCCGTGATCACCGTATCCAACTGATCCGGCTCCACGCCCAGCGCCCGTATTTCGCTCAAAATTGCTTCCTGCTGCTTTTCCAGTTGCTCCTTGGTGGCCTCGGCCTTTGCCCGGTCGGTTCTTGCGCGGTCGATGGAACCTTTCAGGCTCTCCAACCTTGCGGCGTAATTGTTGGTCTCTGGCATATCAGACAGCCTCCTCTAAGTTTTCTTTGGTGATTTGTGATCCGCACACCGGGCAAACCCCGGCATCCAGCAGAGTTTCTCTGTAATCCTTGGACAGGGTTTTCTCGCTGGCAGCGAAGTAAACGATCATCCGCCCACACTCATCGAGCTTGCCTTGCAATCCCTCTTTGCCTATTTGCAGACTCAGGTAGCGCAGTTGCCGAGATGTGAAAACCTGTTCTTTGATGTGGTCCAGGACAATGGTCGCCTCGTCAATCCCGGCCAGCCTGCTGAGGCTCATATCTTGCAGGATGATCTCTCGTATGCAGTTGTCATACCTCTCAATTGCCCCGCTGAGCGTCTTTAGTTTGTCCATGTTACCCTGTACTGCTGTGGCCAACAGGTATGCCTGGTCGACACCCTGCGTTGCATCCAGCGTTCTCTGAGCACTATTCAGGTAGAAGTCAACCATGCTCAGGGCTTCCCTGCGGCCATGCAGATAGGTGTACCGGGTATCCTGCTTAACTGTACTGGTGAGCAGGATTTCGGCCTCGGGAACCCAACCGGTGCCAAAGGCCAGAATGTAGGTGGCCTTACCCAACTTGTCACAAACGGCACTCCAGCGGTCATTAATGCCTTTTAGATGGGTAAGCCGAGCAGCATTTGCGGCTATCTGAGCATGTATGACCCCAGCCTCTTCAATCTGGCATGTGATGGCGAGAACGTGCTGCACGTCTTTGATCTGACCATCAATCAGGGCAAGTTCATTGCCGGCCTTTTGCAGTTTGGTGCGCAGGTCAATCATCCGGGCAGAATTGGTGATGAAAGGCTCAGATATAGTGATAACACTGGTCAGACGCAGGATTAACTGGATCATTTTGTTCCATTGGTACTCGATTTGCGCCCGCTCATCCCGTAGCTTTTTCAGCTTTTCTACCCGCTCACTGTTTTGTTTGATCCCGGCCAGCAAAGCCTCTGCCTGCTCAATCTTTTCGCCCAGTTCCACCAAATAGGCATACTTGCCAATCGCTTCCTGCAATCTCGCAACATCCTCGCCCAGCCGCTTCTCATCCTGCCTTCTGCGATACAGGTCAGTGCCGGTTGATTTGGCGGCAGCGTCTACTTCCTCTGTCCCGGCCAGCTTGCCCAGGACTTTGGCGCGGGCCGGGGCAGATACTGAGGAGCCAAGGAAGGGCCCACTGAGTTGATCAGCTAGGTTAATCAGCAGTGTCATATCGCCAATCTCAACCGGCCTGATACCAGTGATCTGCTGGACCTCGAGCGGGACGGTAGTGCCGAATCCCTCGAACTTATTTGCATCCGTTGCCGGTTCTGCTCCGATGACATAGCGGTTAAATCCTTTGTGGCTACGTGCCCGGGTCACCACTTGCCCATCGGTATAGCAGACGGTCACATTGGCTGCATTCCGGCCTACCCGGATGAAGTCAGTACCCTGGGGCGTGTTATAGAACAGCCAGCGCAGCGCCCTGAGAATCGCCGTTTTTCCGCTATCGGATGGACCGATTATGCACGTGAGCTGGCCTGCCGGTGCCGGCTCCAAGATGGTTGTTTCGTGGCTCTGAAAGTCCCGTATGTAGATCTGCTTGATCTCAGCCATCACTACCAGCCCTCTCCGATAAGGCGTTCACAGGTATCAATGATTTTGTCTAAGGTTTCAATGTTGCTAAGACCGGCCACGCCTAACTTGTTTCTCTGTGCTATTTTTTTGATATCGTTCAGCGCATTTTGCAGATCACACTGCACATTTTCGAGGTCACCTTTAGCATCCTGGATCTGCTTGACTTGCTTTCTGGCTTCGTTGCGCTCTAACAGTAAATCTGCAACCATAATTTTGACGCTATCCGGTATCTCAGCCACCCTATTCCACCTCCCCCATAAACCATTCCACGTCTGCTAACTCTCGTACCACCCTCGCCCCCGGCAGTGACCGCAAGAATACCTTGCCGTACCCCTTCCCCGTAATACGTGAATCCAATATCGCCACCACTCCCCGATCCGTCCCCGTCCTGATCAGCCGCCCGAACCCCTGCTTCAGTTTCAAAATGGCCTCGGGCATATTCAAATGGGCGAACACGTTGCCCCCATTCCTTTTGAGCGCATCTGCCTTGGCCTGACTAATAGGGTCATCCGGCACGGAGAAGGGGAGCCTGTCGATGATCACACAGGAAAGTGATTCACCGATAATATCCACGCCTTCCCAAAACGTTGCAGTTGCCATCAAAACGGAGTGCACATCATCCCTAAATGCATCCAGCAGCGCCCTTTTGGGCATATCGCCCTGTTTCAGCACGCGCCAGGGCAGCCTATCCTGTAGCGAAGAGTAGACCTCGTTCATCCCCTTATAGGATGTGAACAGCACCAGTGCGCGCCCGTTGGTGGCTTGCAGGATGTCATGGATGATAGTAGTGATCCCTTGGTGGAAGTTTGGGGAATTGGGTTCAGGCAAATTTGAAGGCAGGTATAATAAGCACTGCTGCGAATAGTCGAAGGGAGATTCCACGATCAATTCCCTGGATAATGAGCAACCAACAGACTTTTTGAGATAGTCGAACTTCCCGCCAGTTGAAAGAGTGGCCGAAGTCATGATCACCGAATTAATCTCGTCGTTCTCGAACAGCATATCTCGTAAAAGTGGTGCAACATCAATGGGCGTCCCGTTTAAAGTAACTTTTTGGCCACCTCTGGCACTCCGTGTTTTTTCTACCCAATAGACGTTTCTGCCCTGATCGGCAGATAGGATGTAGACCAGATCCCAGAACAACTTGCCTACATTGCCTAACACAGAAGCATCATGGTCAGACATGCCATCTGATTCCGTCTTGGCAATACCTTCTACTATTTGCAGCAGTTTATTGCCCTGCTCGATCAGCGCATTATTTGGCCGGAAGCGGAACTTATCGGATTTATCAAGGGTGGCAGCCATGTTGAAAAAATGGTCATTCTGCAATTTGGCGCCTTCGATCAGGTTCCAGTCAGCCCCGGGGATCTTCTGGACCTGTTTGAGCAGCAGTGGAAGCCTGAAAATGGAGCATTGTTTACTGAGCGCGGCGCGGGCAATCTCCTCGATCTTGTGGGCCTCATCAACGCACACAATTTCATAGTCCGGCAGGATGTAGGCATTGCCGTCCGATTTATCCTTCACGGCAAGGTCGAGGCAAAACAAGTTGTGATTGGTAATGATGATCTGCGCATCACTCAGCAATTGTTTGGCCCTGGTTACGAAGCACTCAGCATAATAAACGCATCGTCTGCCGGTGCAGTTGTCGTCAGCGCAGACTTTGCTCCATATTTCGTTCTGCTCTGTGAGGAGTTCGGCTTTGTCGCCAGTCTGCGAATTAGCAGCCCACTCCTCTATTTGGAGCAACTGGTTTGCCTCTGAGTCGAGGAACATCCCGGCCAACTGGTTTAATTCTGTTGCTAGGCGCAGTTTGCAGAGGTAATTTGCTTTGCCTTTCGCTAATCGTGCTCTGAAATTTTTATGTAAGGTTGCTTCTAATAGGGGAATATCCTTTTGGATTAACTGCTCCTGTAAGGCGATGGTGCCGGTGGAGACGACTGCGCGGCCCCCATTTTGTTTGAGGTGTAGATGTAGAGGGAGCAGATAAGCTACACTTTTGCCGGTGCCAGTGCCGGCCTCGGCGAGGACATGCTCATTGTTAGCAAGGGCTGATTCGATCATGGTGGACATGCTTATTTGCGGTTCCCTGACCTCGTAGCCCTGGATATTTTTGGGTAAAGTTTCCCGTAATATTGTTTCTACCGGGGAGAGCGTCGGGGACTGTACCGGGGGAGCCAGTTCAATCCCCCGGGCTTGTAATTTTGCGGATAGGTCGATCAGGTTGCTGGCAGGGATGCTCATAGTTGCACCTGCTCGCTTTCTTGCTCCTGGCAATCTCCATCTTCACTTTTCTCAACGCTGCCCTCGGCCACGTTGATAGCCGCCCGCAGCATTCCTTCTAATGGCGGCTCATCGCAACACACGATATAGTTCAACGCAGATTTGCAGGCGCTCAGCAGACTAGGTGCTGCCACAAACAGATCAGCCAGTCTCACGGATTCTTCGCTATCTACAAAAACATCAGCAAGAAGCTGTTTTCCGCCATCATTTTCGCCCCATATCTCGATCCAGGAGCGGTCACTTGTCAGTTCGTTGATTCCGGTGCGAGTCAACATTTTGCTTCACTCTCCTTCATCTATCTCATCAGAAAATCTCTGGAATTTTTATTTGTGGGGCCTCGCCCCCTTGACAAGGCCCCGGTCAATGGACACTGCGACATACTTGTGAATCAATGTACACACTTCATTGTCATATTAGGGGTTACTGTGCTCTCAGGCGGTTTTAGCCGGGTACCAGCCGACGATCCGCCGCATGGTACTCACCCCTTTCGGTGTTTGTCTAATTGAGAAGGTGAGGATCTAGCGCCTTCGTGAGAGCAATCACCCCCTCTTATCAGTAAATATTTGCCTAGGGGCGCCCCAGGGTTCCCGCTACCCTGTCCTCGCAGGCCTGGTTCGTGCCCGCTACCATCCCGCTGAGCGCCCCCTGGCAATTTTGATTTTGCTAGAAATTGGGTTCGTCGGGCAGATTTGCAACAGGTCCCTTGTACACCTCAACCGTGGGCTTATCCTCTGCGCCCGGCTCCGGGTAGCTCACGTTGTCATCCGACTCCCCGGTGGCGTTGTAGTCGGCGGTACTGAGCCTCAACTGCCGGGTGATTCCCTTGATAGACTGGGAGTATGCCCGCATGCCATTCCGCAAAGAGGGATTCAGCGCCCCCGCTACCGAGAAATTGACCTGCGAATAGGTGATCTTGTCGACGCTCTCCGCCTTGCTCAGGGTCAATTTGGTGATCACGTCGAACGAGCGTAGCGCATGGGAGACAACCCGCTTGCCCATCCAGTTTGCGAAGTTGCGGACTGAAGTGGGCGGGATGGTGATCAGCCAGGGAAATGCTGCATCGTCGCCATCTTTGAGCAGGTAGACACGGTGCATGTTCTTGCATGCCTTGCCGTTGCCACCACGGGGATCGCTGCCGAACTGGTTGAAGGGGCAGGTGGCGCAAGAGCGGGCCTCTCCGTGCTGGTCGTAGCCGGTAACGGCGTCCATCGAACTGCAGTCCGGCGGTTTGTTCGTGCCGCCATCACCATATGTGCCGGCGTAGTAGGCGTTGCACTTGTGGTGGTCGACGATCACGCCGACGATCTCCTTGGAGACCTCAGAATCCTTGCCCTCTTCGGCAGGCAGTTCCCAGGCAATACCGCCCCCGGAAGGAATCTTCACCCTGTCAAACTGAATGGTCAGCCCGTCCATATCCTCGACCATATCGGCTTTCTGCTCCTCGGACAGTTCTGGGACTTCCGGAACAGTGAATATTGCCACCGGATACCCGCCGATCTTCTTCTCCACTACTACTACCTGAGTGTTGGCTTCCTCAACCTTTGCCACTGCCGTCTGTTCTGCCTTATTCATCTGATTTTGCCTCCTTAGAATTTTGTTTTCTGATATTCACTGATGGTCGCTCGAACACTGTGATGCATTCACTCAAACCTGGATCCAACTCATCGGCCTGATCCAACAGTTCTTTGACGTACTTGGTGAGCGCCTTGTCGTCCACTGTGTCCACCAGTAGTTCGATCTTCCCCTCGCTCATCAGGTAGAGCCGTAAATCGTGCCGTTTGGCCGCCAGGCAACTGGCGTGTAGCTTGGTAGAAAGGTATATCGTTGCCGGGCCTTCCATGCTGGTATGCGTAAATTTGCCGATCTCCGTGGAGATCATCATGTCGGACAGTTCCATTTCTGCTATTTCAAGCTGCAGATTTAGTTGCTTGAGTTTTGTTTCGAATAGGGATTTGGTATCCCTGAGATTTCTGTATTTAGTCGCCAATTGATAAAGGGATTCGGGTACGGGCTGAGATTTTGCCAATTAGGTTTCGCTCCTTTCCGTAACCAACACCTGTCATTCATTTGAATCGTCACTGCTGATATTGCGTAATCCGGGTGATTACACGGTTCCCCTTTGTAATTACAGCTAGGACAGGATGAGCAGAGGCCTTTGATCGGCTTGGGGGGCGAAGCGGTCCCTATCGATCCCATGTAGTCAACGTAATCCCACAGCGCCGACATTAGATCGCCCTCCGCTCCAATATCCGGCTGAACTTCCCACACTCGCAATACACCACGGATTCAACCCATCGCTGCCCCTTCATCTGGTTGCACAACCGCGCTTTCAGGATGTCGCTACCACAATATGGGCATAGCCCTGATTCGCTGGATTTTTCGACCCTGATGGTGACAACTGTGCAAAATCGCTCAACAATCAACCCGGTCATGGTGGCGTATTTTGTATAGCCCTCCGGCAGCACGAAGCCGATGACATCAAGGAATTCCTGTTTGATCTGCGGTGTTGGTGCTCGGAAATAAGCTTTGGCCGCGGCCTCGATGGTATCGAGGCGCAGGTGGTGCTCCTGGATGGGGATGGAATTGACTTGTGTATCATTTTGTGATAGCATACTAGCCATAGTGGTTTACCCCCTGGGCGCCTCAGCAAAGGCGTCTATTTTTATGCCGCTGGCTGCGGATTGTATTGATGCCGGATGTCCATCATCTTTGCCTTGCGATATATCCGCCGCATCTCTTTGACCGTCATTAGCTGCCCGGCCATCCTCTGCTTCCTGATCTCCCGGCAGGCCAGCCCAAAACCATAATTCGTGCCTACGTAGCCAACCAAACTCAAGCCGCCCTCCCCCTTTCTTCGAAGTAGTAATCCAGGAGATCAGGCACCCGATAAGCTCGTGCCATTGCCTCAACTATGCCCTCGCCTGGTCTAATTTGGCCTGATTCGTAATACTGTAGCGCCCTCACGCTAACTGGAATCTGCATTGCTGCTGCTGTCTGTGTGCTGTACCCTGCCGCCAACCGGGCAAGCCGCATAAACTGTTGCAGGTTCTTGATTGGAAAACTCGCTTTTCTTTGCATGTTTTGCGCAACTCCTTTCTGTTATATTTGTGGCGGCAGGGGATAGATTTAGCGGATCGTTTTATTTGCCAGGATAAAACGTGCGGTCTTTGACAATTTGGAGTCTTTATGAAATATGGACAGGAGCCAACGGAGCATCGAATCACCTACCTTTCGAAGACTTTGCAGTATACAGACTCGGTCATACCGTAGATGCAGCAGAGGAAGACGATCAGCTTCTCAAGCATCATGCGATGGCTATTGCTGATCGGCGGCGGTGATAATCTGTCAGGGCATGCTTTCGCCCCTGAAAATCAGGGATGGCCATAATTAACCCGATGTCCGTTCTCTGAAGCGCCCTTATTGCATCAATTTGCTTCGCTGACAGGTAAGGGCGGATAGAATGAACCTTGCTATCTATTTGGTGGACTTCTTTGAACTGCTTTGTTGACATCCCTAGCACGATTCTGTTGATCATGTCGAGTTCGTTTGAGAAGTGGTAATGCTTAGGTTCTTCGTGAGTCATCATGATCGCCTGAGTGAATTCGGGGAAATCTGCTTTAGCTTCGTAAAGGTTTTTGATGAAGGTTTCCATTTGGTTAAAGCTGTTGATGTAGTCTTCTTTGAACCGAGCAGCCTTTTTGCCAGTAAAACCCATGACGGTAAAAGCAAAACCATCTTTGGTCAGCAGATATTCTTTATATTTGCCCTTGCCTTCTCGGTAATAAGAAACCCCAAAATTGGATTCTCTAAATTCATTGCTACATTCGCAGTTATCAATTGCTCTGAGTACGTGGGCATGTCGCTTATTAAATGTTTCTGCCACGCTCCGGCTGCTCACAACCGGGATACCACTCTTTTCTGTCACGCCGAGTTCATCGAGCGGTTGGATCTGATTCACGTGCTATCGCTCCTCTCTTCCGGCCACCGCAACCTGGCTTAAACGCTGGATGCTTGATCTGTCCGAAGTCCTGTGTCCTTGAATAAATAGGTCTCACCAAAGCATTGACACTCCACACGGCTAAAGCCATGGGATTCTTGGGTGATTAAACCGAAGCGCATTTCTACTATCGGAGTATGACCCCAAGTTAAGGGCTGTGCCATCAGCCCGTCCTAGAGCAGTGCCTCTGGCACTCTAGGCTGATAGACTGTTACCATCTATCACAGTTGCAGATATGATATTCAAGGCTCCCACAATATCCCGGTGGCCTTTAAATCCGCAACTACATTTGTACATTCTATCGTTGGCCTTATTCCGTTCGCCGCAAACAGGGCATTTCTGGCTGGTATATTTCGGGTCAACATATTCTATCTTCATTCCTGCCAGAATTGCTTTGTATTCGATGTACTGGGCCAACCGATAGAACGACCAGCTATGCAGGTTCTTTTCGTTTTTACGGCTTTTTCTTGCCGTCTGGCGGATGCCAGAAAGTTTTTCCAGGCGAATGGTCGCCACATGGTTGTCTTTGGCATAATTGATGATTTGGCGACTGATTTTGTGGTCAGTATCTTTCATCCAGCGCTGTTCCTTGTTGTCACGCCTTCGGATGGCCGTTAATTTTTTGAGTTTGCCTAGCTTGCGTCTAGCTGACCGGTGTTTACGTTTAACGAATTTGTTTTGACGGCCATTGCCGAAAAATCTGGTTTTACCACCATCTACAACGGCTACAGCCGGGATTTTGAGTCCAAGGTCCACGCCCATTGGCTGCCCGGCTGCTGCCGGAATCTCTTTCGCCTGTACAGCGATTTGCGCCATGTATTTGCCGGACTTTTGGGTGATTCTGAGGCTGCCCAATCTGTTACCTAAAAGCTGTTTTTGATATTCGGTCATGATCACCTTGAGTTCGATGCGCTTTGACTTTTCTTCGATGATAACCGGGAATGAGACTATATCACCTTTGACGTTATAGTTCTGGTTGTTCCAAATCGCAACGGGCTTTTTGAGAATGGGTATTTTAATCTTTTTCTGTTGGTCGGGCGGCCTTTTGGTATTTGCCTTGAGGTTCTTGGTGTATTTCTTGAAAACACTTTTAGCGTCCTGAATGGCCTGGTTTTTGACTGCGCTTGGTAGTGTGGCAACCAGGTCTCTTGTTGTATACTTCATGTCCTTTTCAGCGATTATGTATTCTGAAACGATCCGATTGACGAGACTGATGTATTCTTTCATGGTTGAATCTAGCAAATAACGCTGCTCTTGGTTTGGAGTGATTTTAGCTTGTACTGTGATTTGCACCTTATCACCCCCTTTTCTTTTGTTCAGCAATGTACCGGGCTACGGTTTCGCTGGATACGTTTCCTGCCGTAGAGCAGAAGAATGAACGTGTCCATAGGCTTGGCAAGTGCTGCAGGTGCTTGAATTCCCGCCGTAACTCTCTTGATGTCACTCCCTTCACTTTTGCCATAATGTCCGAGGGGCTGATCGACGGCAAGGTATTGAGAAATAAGTGGACGTGGTCAGGCATTACTTCTTGGGCTACGATGATGAATGCATTCTCCTCGCAAACATTTTTCAGGATTTCCCTAAATCGCTTCTCGGCCTCTCCCACTAATGCTTTGCGCCTGTATCGGGGGCAGAAAACAAAATGATATTTGATTAATGATACTGTAGTTTGCGTTCTTCTATATTCTTGTCCCATAAGAATATAGTATCAGTTATTAACTCTAACTGCAATGGGGTTCGAAAGATAAAAATGACTAAAGCCGCTTTCATCCCATGGCTAAAGCGGTGGGCTTTCAGCTACGTTGCTGTAATGTCGGTGCAACCGATGAGCAGCAGTTGGATGCGGTGGTTGATGCCATCATGCAATCTTGGGACTCCTATGACTGTATCGAGCAGACCGACATCCATGGCTTGGCGGTCGAGGACATTGACCACATCCAGGAAATCATCGACGAATACAAGCTCGACGTATCTCCGACAGAGGCTGCGAACCAGCTGATCGACATTTGTGCAGCCAAGGTGAAAACACACGAAGAGGAGATTCATACCGCTGCCGCCGCCCTCGGTTCCATCCGCACCGCCAAGAAGGCTGCTGCCAGCCGCAGCAACGGCAAGCTGGGTGGTCGACCGAAATTCTTCGAGACTTTTGAGTCCTACCCTGAAGGCGGATGGTTCTGGACGTGTGTTGGGCAGGACAAGGGCACCTACTACGCCACTAATAAGCAGTTCGAGGGACTCTTTTGGGTAGAGCCAACCAACCGTAAGCAGTTGATCGGCACCTGCGATTTTCATCTCTCCCGCAACCGCAAGACGGCTATGGCGCAGGTGCGCCGATACCATCGCAGCGATGATTAATTGCCCACAAAATAAAAAAAGCCCCCCATCCCGATTAGGGACAGGGGGCGCAGGAGGAATGATCCCGGAGACTCACGCCGGGACCTCTTATGTTTTACGGAGTTATTTACTTTGCCGGTTTGTCCGGAGCATCGTTCAATTCTACAATCGGCTCGTCGCAGGTTTTCTTCGCCGCCGGTAGGACATTCTTGCCAGTGGTGAACTGTTTTATCGGCTCAGCGTACTTTGCGTACTGTACACCTACAGGTTGTGCGCTGGGCTGTGTCGTGGTGATACCCAGCCATGCCCAGACCTGCGCCCAGGTCAGCTTGTGCGCAGTCCACAAGCCAGCCAGAACAAAGACCCCGGCCAGGATGTTTGCCACCACGTTCAGGTCATAGTTCGGAATGACCAGCCCGGGGTATAGCAGCTTTCCAATGCCGTATAGATAGCCCAGGACGCTTAGCCAAAAAACAGGGTTGTTAAATTGCATGATATTCTCCTTTCCCCCTATCCGGGAAAACCCAAGTCTGTTTTCACCTTCGCCAGCAGCGATAATACATCGGCCAGCTTGGCCTGGGTGGTGGCAAGGGTGGCCTTGGTAGTTTCCAACTCTGCCGCGGTAGCAGGATCGACCGCGGGTGTGATCGTGAACGTCTTGGTCGCCTCATCCCAGTCAACCTGGTCACCGCGAGACTCAGCATCGAACCTGACCGGAACCATCACCCGGCCCCCACCCCCTATATCGAGAAGAACGGGCGCCACGTCCATGGTGATTGATTTGCCGAAGGCCTGGAGAACAGGATTGCCTACCTGTCCGATGATCTGCTTGCTGGGATCAGGAGTAACCGCATAGGTAAACTGATCGGCTGTGCCTGTAGCGCTCTGGATGCTCGAAACGTATACCGCAATATCAACGGTTCCGGTTCCTGCCGGGACAATAGCGGTAATAGCTGTGTCGTCGCCAACGCTGAAATTAGCCGCCACGCCGCCGAACAGAACCTGCGTCGCCCCGGTGAACCCTGATCCGGTAATGGTCACGCTGCTACCTGCCTGGCCGCTGCTGGGATCTATGCCGGTCACCGCGGGGCCTGCCGTATTCGCGCTGTCGATCTCGGCCAGATCCGTCTGCAACTGCGCCAGGTCAAAGCCTTCTGGAGATTTGTCTTGCCTCAGCATCTCCGGAGATAATATGGCATACGCCTCGTCGACATACTTGCTCCAGAATGCCGCCGTTACTCGCTGAGGTTTCGCCCAGGTAACACAATCGCTTGTACCGTCGGGGTATTTCTCGACCGCAGGGATATAGTGGCCGCCTTCGATCCCGCCATCATCCGCTACCACATCCCACGGCTGACCATTATCGAACTGAGTCATGGCCGAAGCCGGGAACCGGATACCGATCGCCACAGCGCCGAATAAAAAGAGAGCTTCGTCGAACTCGGAGAAATCGCCCGCATTGATCTTGGACACGTCGAGAGCAACGTAAGCGCCGATCTTATGCCGGTTGCCTAATATGTCGATCAGCCCGGTCTTGCGTCGGTAGTTGAGCGCAGTTATAACGTCCGTGCCCACATCCGTATTGGGGTCGCCGATCACGTACCCGGTCACAGCGGAGTAATCGGATATGGCTGTTTTGCCGTTGAACTCAGCCGGGTTGCCGCCCTCGGTTGTCCAAAGCAGTGTCTCGTGATCGCCACCGGCGAAAACGCAATCGCCTGCGCCCTGAAAACCGGGCTGTACAGTGTTGTCGGGACCGTTGCCCAGCATCCCCCAATTTGCCGCGGCAATTAGGTTCTCGTGGCCGATCTGATCCGGGGGCGTCGGGAGTCCGGTGCGGTATCTATTGAATTGCAGTGTGCGTGGATCGATCCTCGGGGGAAGTTTTCCGATGTGCATCCCGTTTGAAAGTTGCATGTCTTAGCCTCGCTTTCTGGCCTTAGGGCCAATAAAAAGCCGCTCTTGGCGGTTTGATTGGCGTTGTTTACTTTAGCCTGCTACATTGGAATCGACGCGCTCCCGCAGGTGGTGGAAATCATTTCAGAGCCTGTTGGCGGATACAGGCCACCCCATGCGGTTGGCGGAATTACTGTCGTAGGGGCATATGGTTGTACGATGATCGGTGATACATAGGGTTGAACCTGAATGCCTTCCTCGGTGACAGTGCGTTTAATCAATCTTCCTTCGTTGTCGTACTCTTCAACGGTAGTACGCTTCATGGTAATTCTCCTTTCCTAGACCAGCTCGCCGCTCAAAATCTCCTGGTACAAATCATAGACCGGCTGCCATCCTGTACCCCAGCCACCCGGCGAGTTAAGCTCTGTCGGCTGCGCAAAGAACTCCTCTGCGTTGGCATCTTGGAGTCCAGCTAGCAGGTGCGGATAGTTGCCGTCTCTCAGTGTTTTACAGCAGGCGAAAACGCCCTCTTGTTGGCTATCGTATCGTTTGACGCCATCGCTGTTGATATTTGCATCAGGATAGACCGGCTCCGTGGTATTTAGCGGGTTGTTGTTGTCCCATGCCGCCCCCGAGGTGTTGCCTTTCTCTTGCAATATCCAGGCTTTGAGCAAGCCGCCATTCACTGCTATTGGAGCGACGCCGAGTTCGAGGCAGATCGCAGCCGCCGCTTCATGGATTGATTGATCAAGAGTTGTTGCCAATTTGGTTACCTCCTTCCATTTCCGGTATACAAGGCACCAGCCCTGGCAGGTTGCCGTTTTGATTTGGCATCCTTTACACGGGTCGCTCATAGCAATTCGCCGCCCTCAATCTCCAGCCGGATACGGAACGGCGTCATTCCGTTGTTGTCGATAGTGCCCCACTTATCGGCCAGTTTCGCCAGCCTCTCCAGGGCATCCCGCATCTCTGCGGTTTCCTTTATAAGCGTCCCTGATGGATCGGTTTCGGGTTTATCCCATGTCAGATACTTCACGCCCTCATCGAGCGTGGCAATGGCATCGCGGATTCCACAACTGATTGTTGCAATAAAGGGGAATTCCATTGGTTAATCAAACCTTTCCAGCACAGTTCTCAACCCCTCCCGGCTCCAATGCCCATTTCTCTTGCACAAATAAAAAAACGCCCCTCGGACCCGGGCGGTCAGAAAAGTGATTTCCCCGCATATCTCGCAGGGATTAGATTGTGCTTCCGCTCCGAAATGAGCGGCATCAAGCAATTGATCAGTGGTCATTGGCTTGCCTAACCAGGTTTTACCCGCATGGCGGGATCACCCCTCTTCTGTTACTATCACATCGACCTCGCCAGCATTAACCTTGATGTGTACCTGACTGACCAGCTCCCTCAAATCGTCGTGTGACTCGCTGATCAGCCTTAGCTCGCTCATAACCTGATCATGGGTGTCTTGGAGCAAAGCCTGCTGCGCTACCCCTTCTTTCTTGGCCACAAACGCCAATACCGGCAACGCGCTTGCCTGGAATATTGCCGTACTGATGTAGGTTATCCAACCAACAAGGGATGTAGGTCGCTGCCAGAAGAGAACGACAACCACCATGGCGGTGACGATCCAGAAGCAGGCCATGGTCGAAAGAACGTCAGCCAGGATGTTGGCGATCAGGTTGTTGAGTTTGGGCACGGCTATCCTCCCCTAAAGAAACGCCAGATTGTGCCCCAGGGGATGCGATAAAGGATGCTGCCGACAATACCACCGCCTATTGTTGCAGCCAGGGCCACCCTGGGCGATACGCTATGCCGTTTCTCTTCGGACTTCTCACGATCTGACTTACATTTCTCGCAGTCCTCTTTGGAGAGCAACCCATCCACGCGCTTATACAGGTCTCCGATGTCTTTGTGTATTTCCCCCAGACGGGCGACGATCAGCGTTAGAGCTTCTCCATCACTCAAAAACCCCACCTCCGAAATGCGCCTCACCGGGCGGATTTATTTCTGGAGCAGCATCAGCAACCCCACCAATGCGCCGCCGGCAATGTTCCCCAGCGTCACCGGCAGCTCGTTGGCCAGACAGAACTGACTCCAACTCACATGCGCCCCGCAGAGAATTCCCAGCGGAACGAAAAACATATTCGCAATCGAGTGCTCCATCCCCATAGCCACGAAAGCCGCAACGCAAATCCATATGCCCAGGATTTTGCCCGTCAGGCTATCCGCAGAGAGCGCCAACCATAGCGCCAGGCAAACGAGGATGTTGCACCCGATCCCCCTGGTAAATGCCTGGACGAAGGATAGGTGGACTTTTGCCACTGCTGCCGCCCTGAGCCAATTCTGAGCCTCTGGCGTGAGAATCCCTGATGCTATCGCCAGGTAGGCGACGAATAGAGCACCGATAAGGTTGCCTAGGTAGGAGAGAGACATGACCCTGCTGATGCTGATCATGCCTAACCTGCCAGCAGCCCACCTAGATGAGACAGTGGCGTATAAACAATCCCCGGTGAACAGATCCGCGCCTGTCACCACGACCAACACCAGCCCCACCGGGAACAGCAGACCGCCAATCAATTTGCTCAGCGTACCCATCGAAGGAAGGCCGGACACCACGACGGCCATCAATAGGCCGCCGAACGCGATAAATGCCCCCGCTGCGAACGAGAGCATTAATGTTTTGAGGACGCCTGTTTGGGTTCTGGCCTCACCGATGGAGACGCAGGCATCTGTGATATCTGATTGAGTCATATCCACCTCTATTTAATAAAACTCGCAAACTGTAAAATAAGCTGTCACTCCAGTATTTGAATAGTACAACAATCCGGTTACTGTTGTCGAATTAGTGAGAGTTATCAAGGGGTCGATACCATACTCGTAGGATCCACCATTATTACTGCTATTTGTCCAGCCGGTTAAAAAACAAATTGCCTTTGCCGGGTTTACCGATGTTATTGTCGTTGTTGCAGAAGATACACCAATTAAATTTATTGATCCTGATTGACGAGATTTCAGGTTGTTAAACTGGACAACGACAAAGTTCACAACAACACTTGTAGCTGTACCTATCCCATTCCGTGCTGCAGTAACAGTAGTTGAATTTGTAAGCGTTAAATTTACAGCATCGCAGGGGTAGCCTCCCCCAACACTAGCGAATCCAAGAGGAATCACTACTGATTCAGCCATATTAACAGAACTTATGGTCGCAGTGGCACTGCCTGTGTTTGCTGCAATTGTAATTGTTCCATACTGAACACTGAGTATCGAACTTGCTACCGACCCCCCACTATAGTGTCCCGGTGTGATACTCGCTCCTGGTTGCAGCGTGGGGGAGCCCTTCTCGGGCATAGTACCTTGTACTCCTGCGATGGTGGTATCAGATTGCACCTTGACCGCCGGTACGCTCACCTCAGCAACGTACCCCGCGCCGTTGTGATGGCCGGCAGGAATAGCGACTGTGTTATTCCCGCTGGGCGTGAGCACGACCGCACCTTCATAGGGAATAGTACCGACCGCTTGCCAGTTAGCTCCTGCGTTGAAGATTATTCCCGCGTCGACGTTGCTGGGTTGGGCATTACCTGGTGTGATGATTGGCATTCCTACACCCCCACAATACTGGCAGAGCAGTATGCGTTGTTCGCGGTCCCCGCTGTCACCTTAACCGATACCGGCGCGGCATTGGCGTTGATCAGAATCATCAGCGTGGGATTGGATCCAACAGGCAGCGAGACGTTAGTGTAAAAAGTCTGCGTAGCGGCATTCCCCCCGGCATCGGTGTAGTCGACTTCGGCGGATACCACTGTTATGGCGTTTATTACCCTGACTGACACCCCGATCAGTAAATTCTGATTGGCTGCAGGCGTGAATGTCGCTACGGTTGTCTGGCCGGTCGTGGTAAGTTTCTGCTCTTTCGTCGATGCCGCTATCGTAGCCGTGGCCACTGCCGCCGGTAACAATGCCGCGGTCAAGGCTGCCGTCAAAGCAGACTCCGATGTGTCCAGTGCCGACTGCCCTTGGGCGACCAGGACGTTGGCAATGGCCTTGACCATAATGCTGACTTGATGGAATAACTTATTATGCATTTGCGGGTTCGCTATTGCGCTAGCGAGGCCACCTGTTACGGTGCTATCTGCCTGATAGGTTGAATCTGATTCACTATTATTTAATGCGGAGTTAAATGTGACAAAATTGGTCGTTGCTGACAAATTTCATTCCTCCTTACGACGTCCAGTAGCCACCGTCATATCCTTTAAATACCGTATTATCCATGCCATAACTGAAAACAGGATTTGCAGGATAAGAATAAATGAACTGAACACCCTCCGGCCTCGGTATAATGTACCCATTTGAGATCAGATTCTGTTGCAAAATAGATGGCAACCCGATTACCAGGACGTTGCAGGTCATATTCTGGTTGTCCGTGATGATCAGATACACAGATCCAGGGAACAATGAAGCGAATAGGGAATAGATACCCGGCGTAGTGCCATCCCACATGTTCTGCGCTATTCGAGCCTGCAGGACAAGCTGATAGGTCGCATCATCAAGAATAGGTGAAGTTGAAACATAATAAGTAAGGCTGCCATCGAACGGAAGTAGAAAGGTTGTAGCAGTGTCTACTACCTGTGGCAATCCACTGCTCACATACGCCTGGTGCTCGGCCAGCGTCCTCGCCCTGGATGAGATACGGAGGTCGTCTATGATGCCGTTGGCCTGATAAACACCAGTTGGATAGCTTCCGACGTACATATTAGTCGGGAGTGACCCTACAGGCTCAACATAGGCAGTATCAGATCCGATTTGCACTCCATTGATGCAAAAACGTATAACAGACCCATTGCCAGCTATCATAATCGCATATGCATTGCCCAGCGTTAAAAAACTTGCTGACGTACTAATAGAATAGAGAGTACCACTAGACTCAACATTTAAGGCAAGTGCTCCAGTATTATTAACATTGGTGTAGAGTCTATCGTTTGAATCAATTAAATAGGAAAATAACTCAAAACCTCCCGTAGGAATAGCAGTATCCGTTGGGATATAAACTAACTCTACTGCCCAATTCCCCTGTGTGAATATTCCCGCGTTGGGGATGGTGAGGGTTTCGGCGGCGCGGGCTAAAGTTGTCGAAGTGGTTTCCATGCAACTGGTCGAATATCCCTTTTGCTCAAGCTGGCAAGAACGGACATAATACTGCCCCGAGGCAGTGTTGAATTGGAGATAAATTTCCAGAGTGTGACCGCTTATGGTTGAAGCAATGGTGACAGAAAACGATGTCTCGCTAGACGTGGAAAGCGTTTTTACATTACTTTGTGCCAAAAACGTGCTAGCGGTGGCATCGTATATCCCCATCCATATCTGAGGAGAGCCGGAAACGGCTTTAGCAACTACCTCGAAACTGTAAGCACCGCCATTGGCCGTAAAGCCAGTTTGGTCTATGCTACTTGCACCAGCACCGTTTACTACCTTGGAATAGGGCGCGCTATACGTCACTGTCGGACTGCCGCTTTTAACCCACGCGGCATTAGTCAGATCACTGGAGTATAATGCAAGGTTGGTCGTGCCTTCCTCGATCATGATCCCCTGGTTGAACAGAGTTGTGTCATAGCGGGGAATGCCAGAGGCCACTTCTGCCCCTGTAAGGTAGTCGTAGGCAACGGAAGCGCGGGCAAAGGTGCCCGAAACGGGGCCGAATGCATCCGTGGGTTGAAACGTGACTACCCGGGAAACGCCCAGAATGGTGCCCAGAACATCTTGCTGTGCTCCTACGGCCTGGTCGATGTCGAAGGCATCATTAAGGGATGCGGCGCAGGTTGTGGTGTCATCGGCGTGAGATAGGAATGATGTGACCATGGCTATGAAGTTGGGCTTATCGCGATGCTGACTAGTTATAAGTGAGAGGTATCGTTGTATGTCTGGCAATAGAAATCACCCCCAAATAAAAAAGCACCCCGTTTGGAGTGCCTTGATAATTAACGAGTTAGCAATTTTTATTTTGGAAGTTCAACTTTAATATCTATATTTGCCATTGGAGCAGCCAAACTCGGTCCTTCTGGTCTACCTTCTAAATATCTTCTTGGTATTCCTGCGGCTTCACAAGAACTCAGTATATCCTCCCGCATCTGCTCTATTGTAACTCCTGTCTGCTCGGCTGAATCATATAATTTTGGAGCTTGACCTGTGCAGAAGGCTTCGTAAACCTGCCGATCTATCTCTTTCGTAGCCTCTTCGTACCGTTCTCGCAGTAATGCTTCTGTTTCTGGCGATATAGAGTCTGCTATTTCTTTTACTATCTGTGAACCAGGTACATTGCGCCAGTACGCCAAACCAGTTTTCACCATAGATTCAAAGACCTTGGCATCTGGAATAACGTACTTTCCATGAGGTTCCTTAGCCATTTCTAGTGCTACTGCATTCCATACTTTCCAAATTGGCACATTATAACCCTGAATGTCTGCATCCTTCCATGAAAATTCTGCTCCACACATTAGACATTTCCATGCAGCTTTATGCAAGACTTGAACCATGTCTTCCCCACACTTACACTTTGGCACTAAATTCATAACAAAAAACTACCTCCCTCGTAGTATCCCATCGAATTGTGGGCAAGGCGGCTGGGAAACCGCCATCGGGTGTACATCCCTAGCCCACAAGGATATTATACCACTTTTTTATGAGTAAATAAACTGGTCCGCGGTATTCGTCGGCGATGTCCCAGCCGCATTAATAACGGTCACATCGACAGTTCCCGCTGAGACCGCTGGGGAAACACAGGTAATCTCCGTATCCGAAACCACAACCACCGAAGTTGCGGAAGCCGTCCCGAATTTAACTGATGTAGCTCTGGTGAATCCGGCCCCGGTAATCGTCACCGCCGTACCCCCGGTGTTCGACCCGGTCGCGGGGGACATCGCCGTTACCATCGGCGTGATCACAATGTACGAAAGATTTCCCTGTGTAACCTGATTAAAAGCCATGGCCACTGTCGAGGTTCCCTGCGATCCGCCGTGGAGGGCGTCTGTAACCGTATTTACAGCGAATAGCGGGCTGGTTATCGATCCGCATTGGCCCATTGCAGTGGCCCATATCGCGGCATTCTGCAAACTCGCTCCTATGGCGAGAGCGTTCAAATAATTGTAAACCGCTAATCGGATATTCGCTAAAGTTTGCGTCGTGTAGCCGGCCAGTGGTGTTATAGGGATCACCGCATCAATGGGTTCATAAGTCGGCAGGAAGAAATAAATCGTTGTCGTCTGCCCCCACTGATCTACGATGCCATAGCTGGAAGTTCCCCACGTTCCGCAACCTGGTCCTTTGTTGTCGAATATGGCCTGGGCAATAGCGGCGAGTGTCGCGGAACCGTCAACAACTGCGTAAATGCAGTGGGACGGTGCCCCATTGCCATCAGAGCCGCTGCCGAAGTTTTCATAGACCCTGAACCTTGTTACCCCAACCACTGAGGCGATGGCTGCCTTGGTCTGGTCTAGCAGCGTAGTGTTGCTCTCTGCCGTGGAGATTGCCTGCCTAGCCTTCAATGCTGAATCAGCTTCCTGGTTCTGGCCTATGTCGTTCGCTGAGACAGCGTTAGGATTTGTCACCGAAGTCCAACCATATGTCGGGGTGGCAATAATGTTGATTGCTCCAGGATTAGCCGCAATAGGGCCTACGGTGGTGCATGTCACTGTGACCGTAACCGAACCGCCAGCACCGATGACCGTATTTGGGATGCTCCACTGGTAGCCGGATATATCCTGAGCGAGGCAGTTAGTAAGCGGTGTCCCTGAAGAACCGGAACAGACTACCGGAGTTGAAGAATATGTGGATGCCTCCCTGGCGATCCCGTTAAGCTTGACAATGGAGTCCAGACCTGCGCCTGTTGCTGTAGCTGGGCCGCGGGAATTGTAGACTTGGACTAGAAGCTGATTGGTGTCATTGGTCTTTGAGGCGAAGGTTGAAAGCATCTGGTAATCCTGGCTATCAACTCCCAAATACACATCTGCTCCGTAGATGCTTTGCATATCACTAACTAAATCAGCAATGATATCCGAAAATAATGGGATGTGGATACCAAGGGCATCGATGTACGGTGCGAAGTAGCTCACGAGATCACCAACTTTCCTGAATGGTCACTGTATTGCCCGTCTCAGTATTAGCAACAGCGGATACTGCGTAGCTCCTGGTCGCGGAGTTGTAGACACTGGCAAAACTTTGCATCGAGGTAACTCCCTGAGTACTTAGAATCTGGTTGCGAATAACGCTGTCCTTGGCGGCCTGTGAGATGCCGGGCTGTAAGATAATCTGGAAAAGCGGCAGACCTAATGCAGTATTTTCCCACCACTCATTTTGCAATAATTTGAGTCCGGTATATATTGCTTGCCCGATGGCATCTGTCCCCTGGTAGAAATCTTGAAGGCCGGAGCCAAATGAAAAATCCCCTTGCGGGTCGAGTTTGCGGTATTTCATATTTAGCCCTCCGGTCCTGACGTATTGCCACCGCCTGCAGGCGCATCATGGTAATGAGCCGCCATGCTAATCCCGTTTATGTTGACCGTTGTGGCATTCAGGTTGATCACGCCTGGTGCTATTGAGATGCTCGTCAGACCATCCTCGGTTCTTAATTGTGCAGATGTAGTGCTGTAGTTCAAAATGGGATTATGCTGCGATGTCAACCCCACAATGGCGTAACCGTCCGACAGGTCATGCCTTCTTTTTTCAATGGGGTTCTGGATGTCCCCATAACTCCACCATGCATCCATGCAGTTATCACCAAAAATAACAAGGCATTCATCGCCTTGGACAATAGGGAAAGTGAGAACTAGACCACCCGCCCTGGGCCAGTGAACTGGCACATCCACCAGTAAAGGCAGATTCACATATGAGAGGTTACCGTATTGATCACGGACCCTCTCCCTGATGGCCGGTTGCACCGTGACTGTCTGCTCCACCGGATCAAAGGATTGAATGATACCAGGAGTGGCAACTTTGATGTCAACTTTTGTTTTATCCTGCTGCCGGAGGTAGAATTCGCTGGGGGTCTTATCATTCGTGATGCGTTCGCCTATAGTTAGCATGGGGACCTCCTAGTAGGGACTTTGACCACCACTCGTAATCATCGAAGGTGCGATTCCTGTTTGGGTTACAGTTTCTATCTCCGTGTACCAATCAGTACCGCGTGTATCACCTGTAAAAGTTTTCTTGATTGCACGATATAGGCCATCGTTATCCAAAGCATAGATCGCCTGACCCTGCGCATACTGCTCGTTCCTGATCAAACTATTATTCACATGCACCATTGTACCTATCTTCACCTTTGGATTCATCAACATCTTAATGGTCGCCCCGTATTCAGATTGCGCCGGTACCCCAATAAGCCCGGTATTTGGTGTGAGATCGATAACTTCATCAGTCGGCAGATCCGTTACCTTGACAATATTCACATTCCCGTCTTCCAAATAATAGGTTGCATTTTCCGACTGAGCGATCTGCCTCAAATAATCGCTAGCCATTCCGAAAAATACCTTGCCCCGGGTCAATCCGGTTGTTGATAGATCGGGCGTCAATTTTCCAATAGGCGTAGGTACAGAGCAAGCCGAGGCCACATAGCCAATCTGCGCCCTGCTGTTTGCACCCCTGGTCAGAGTCCCGATCACCGTGCCATAAGTCTGAAATTCCTGGGCATCCATTGAAACTAAAGTAAGAGTATAAGTCGCCCCATCGGGCTTGTCCCGGATACATTGGACGATATTCCCCTGGTATATCTGACCGTACTGCGAACCTTCATAGCCAGCCTCAATGATGATCTGAAAGCCTTCCATGATGATCGTATTTTCTGTTTCCGGGCTAAGATTATAGATAGTGCAGATGCTCCATAATGGCTGAATCATCATCGTCGAAACGCAACTAAAAACGCAATGGAGTTGCGAAACATCCAGGGCCGTGGTGGGCGTTATCTGTGATGTGAGAGACTGCCCAGCGGTTGCTGTGTCTGCTCCCGCTGCCTGAGTAATAGCTGATCCTCCCGCGGTGCCTGTAATGGCAGGACCATTGGGGTTCAGGATTAATACTCTGTATTTCCGCCCGTACAGAACATCGCCCTGAGCCTGAGTCCCGGCGACTATGTTGTAGTTGGTGGTCGGCAGTGTGATATTCTCTGTGCCGGTGCCGGTGAAAGCATTGTTAGAGGTTAGGTTTGTCGTAGGGCAACCGCTCAGGGCATTCTGGGCATCAGTTGTGAAGTTGAGGTATGCCCCTGATGTATAGGTGCTCCAGTTGCCCAGGCCTTGCGGATTGTTATAAATTTGCAGGGCGGCCTGGGCGTTGTTGTTGGGATCGTAGCACCACTGTTGCCATGTATCAGGATCTGATGATCCTGTAAAGTTCTGTAGAATGTCACTATTGATCGAGTTGATTTGCCACAAACCCCAGGATGTCGATCCATCTGATGCTTGCGGCCCATCTGTTAGCCCGAAATCCCCGGGGCAGTTATTGACCCAGGACGATTCAGCGCCGGCAATCTCGACCATTATTTCCTGGATGGATGAAGGAAAAGTGTTTGCTGCTGCTGTGGCACAGTCTTGGATGGACATGGTTGATCACCCTCTATAATGAGTCGCCCCAAATCATGATGAAATCCGATCCGAGAGTCTGGTCGTTTGGGCTGTCAAGCACTGCATTACCAGTGTTGACGATAAAGACCGATCCAAGATTGAGGTACGCGTACTGTCCTAGAAGATCCTGGGCGGGAGGTTGCCCGCAGAGAAGGGGAACACCATCAAGAATTATGTTATTATTCCTATCTTTTATCGTCATCACCCAATATTGCGCTTGGGCATTCCAGGATATAGCCAGGTTCAAAGTGATATTTTGATTATTTATAGGAATTGTAACTGTTAATTGCTGGTTTGGACTATTGTCAAGCGGTATGACACTGTAAACTGCCACGAAGCCACCTCCAAATAAAAAAAAGCCCCGAAAGGAGCTTCTTCCATTAGGCATCACATCAATCGTTTTATTGCGCTGGCCAATCCAAAAACGTTCTCCATGTTCCATCAGAAGCTTTAATCAAATGCATTATTAATGTTACTGACTTACCGCTAGTCTTTCCAGCCCATGTAACCGGCACTTTCGCAACATTATTATATGTATTCCCAGTTCCTTTATCAGCCCATGTAGGCACCATTACAATATCTGCATAATCTATACTGTAAGTATAACTCCCAGACACATACCCTGGGGTTTGCTGAGAAGTAATAAACTCTTGCTGAGAAGTCGTAGCTTGATCATCTGGATCAAGATAATTATAAAGCTCAGAATACTGCTGATTAAGTGTCAATCCTGTAATCGTATTAGCAGTCTCTCCGGCAGCAACTACATCATTATTACTCTGAATCGCTTGACTTTGCACTATTGGAGTTGGAGGCTGAACAGTTGGAGTAGCAGATGCTTGTGTTGATTCTTGCCCGTTTGGGATAATGCTACAATCTTCCATATCCACTGCAGTGCCCGATTTACCTTTGCATGTGGCCTGAATAGTTAATGGCTCACCAACACTAATTTTAGCTAAAGAAGCAGCATTATTATTAGAAAAAGTAAAAAGAGCATTTTCCATACCCTGGCCAGTGTAAAATTCTATAAATGGATTCCCAAATATATCTCTATCTATATCAGATACAGTACCCGATACATCTAAAATCTTACCTTTATATTCTTCATCCGCCGCAAATTGATTATTTACATAATCGGCTGTCAAAGTTGTGGCTGATACTTGAACAGGTGGTATTGTTGGTGGTGGTATTGTTGGTGGTGGTATTGGAGCACTTGATTGTTGAGGGCTAACCGAGCTTGGTTCTGTTGTAGGTGTCGAAGGAGCATTCCTGTTGCTTATGCTGCCAATAATAGCCAGCACAAAAAAACCAATAATAATCCAAAGCCATATCGGAAGACCTTTTCGTTTAGGTTTTTGCTCCTTATCCATCCCAATCCCCCCTTGGAGAGTATTATACTCCACGGAGGGATCTATTTTCCTGCAAATTTGGCACTTATTCTACAGCGCATTATAGATTGCCATAATCAAACTTTTTGCGCCTGCGTTCGCAGGTGTCAATGCCGCTGGTTGTACTACCCCTTTTACCGTTGAATCCGTAACCTGCGGCTGCGAAGAGACCTTCACCGTCTGTACCACAGCAACGAAAATCTCCTGCATAGTGACCGTCGCTTTCCAGGCATGCGCCGTGGTGTTGTCCTCTGAAGTCACGATGCTTTGAATGAGCATATTGTTATACAAGTTCAGCCGAGTAGTGACCTGGACAGGGACGCGACTCTGTTGTAACGCCAGTAATGCCTGGAATGCGTTGACGGATCGGGATTGGGGTTCCCCAATTGGCCCAGCCAGACCAGCAAGAGTTGTCTGCCCCCCGAACTGTCCCGGGACAATCGACGTTCCAACATCTGAAACCCCGATATCACAGACCAGAGTGGTTGGCATGATATAACTGTGATCTGAAATAGCGGCGCCCGTTTCGACCGGGTGCTGTGTGATCGTTAATGAAGAGGTATGGGTTAATTTCAGGAATGCGTCGAAAAAGAGGCCGCCGATGTTATTTTTCACATATAATAATTGTTGCCCGATCTCGCTTAGCGGGGGAGTAGTGGATGGAACCGATGTGCCGTTATAGTAAACGATGGACATTAGAACACCATCCCCTGCGTCCCCCGCATGATCAAACTTATGTTATTTCCCTGGATCTCGTCTGCCACGCTTTTAGGTGCCTGCGCACCATTTATGTTGTAAGTGGGTTGCAGGGTTATTGTTGTCGTCTTCGCACCACTTGGCGGAGAACTGAATAATTGATTGATCAATCCCGATGATCCAAGGCTGGGACCGCCGAAAGCATATTCCAACATCGTTTGCCACAATGGAGCACCTGTGGTCGAACCGGGCAACACCTGACCGATCCCTTTCTGGACGGCTGTTTGCCCAGCGTTTATATCTGCCTGATTCCCGGTTGCAACACCAGTAATACCCTGTATCAAACCAGAGACAGTATTAAGCTCACCGGCTAGAGCCTTCAAGGAGCTTGTAAGGGCATCTATGATACCCTTAAATAACTGTCCCCAACTGACCATCCCCGATCCTGTTCCCAGGAGATTTGCTATCGCTGTTATAACATCGCCGAATGCGCCGAAGACGCTTTCTAAAGACTGCTTAAAATCATCGAAACTCTGTTTCAATTGCGCGATCTCTGGGCTGCTTGCCATCTTGTCAATCCATGCCCAAAGTCCACCCAGCGCACTCTGACCGCCGTTCTGGTAAGTCATAAAATCCTGTATCAGAAGGATAATCGCAAGGATAGCGGCAGATATTGCCAACAGGGGTAAATTAGCATCCGCCATGGCGGCCATGATCCCCATGACGATTGTGATAGCCTTGCCAATCGCCATGATCCCGATTACGAGGCCGGTAGATATTTCGATGGCATGCTGCCACTTCGATCCGAGATTGTCCCACCAGTCAACGAAATCCTTGCCTGCGGTGTAGATATCTTTGAACACTTTTATTATATTTACTATGAAGTCAGCTATTTTTTTTGCCCACACAGGCATCGTTGTGATAATCCAAGTATTTAGCTTTTTTAACCCGTCTTGGAAATCTCCCAAAGGTCCGGATAAGTCTTTCGCCAAAGCATACCCAATCCACTGGATCGCATAACTTGCCTCTAATTTGAACTCATCAAACTGAAATGTGATCTGTTGAAGATTATCCATGGTGCTTTGGAAATCAGCGGGAGTTTTCATTTGTTGTGCTAACTGACGAAACTGGATAAATGCGTTCATCAAAGTAGGAGATAGATATAAATCTTGGATAGAAACGCCTAAACTATCTAATGAAGATTTGAAAGCCACTGCTGTATCGTAGTCCATCCACATCTGCCGGCTAAATTCTTGATTTTTAATTGTAGCACCAGCAACGCCAAGTGTCAGTTGCTCAAATACTGCCGCCAGCCCACCAATAGCTGCAATGACTCCCCCGACTATCGCCAAGCCCTCAAGCGAACTACTGAAACTATTAACAGACTTCGCCATCTGGGTGAGAGCGCCTTGGGCTTTGCCGAGGGATGCCTGGTCAGTGTCAAAACCGAGCGAAACGAGATATTCCCGTATTACATCGATCCCCGGCATCAGGCTCCCCCTTTCGACGACAGATAGCTGCGCCATTCGTTTTCCGCTTTAACACTCATTGCCTCCAGGATGTCCAGCAAATCATCGAGGTCATAATCACCATTCCAGAGTTGACACTGTTTCCAGTGCCCTGCCATCACGGGAGCGAACAATGTCTCATCTACGTTTGAGCACCTGGCAAGCTCATATTCAGTCCCCCGAGCAGTGATGTCAGGGGGTTTCCTTGAAAAAAAGATGAGAGGTTAAAAATTAAGGCATGGACCATCAAGGCCATGCAGATCGTGGCATCATCATCCAGCCCGATCACGCCGAAGGTTCCCTCCTGGTTTAAAACCTGCGTCTCGCCGCCTTGTAACAGCTCGAAACAGATCCGCAAGGATTTCGATTGAATATCCATGAAGTCTGCTTCCGTCAGCTTCGATAGGGCACTAAGCATCGGCGCTATCACCTGACCGATTTCAATACCCTGATTCGAAGCAATCAGGTCAAACATCGGGGCTAAAATCCCTGCTACCTTGATTGCGACATAGCCGCCAGTCTGGGCAGGAAACTTTCTAAGCCTAAAGTTCCTGCCGCTTATTTCTACATCCTTAAACCTAGGCCTAACCTCGTTCATAATTTACCTCCTATGAAACTTGCTGCATGTCAGCAGCGACGAGCGTCCATGTCACGTTCTGCCCCTGGGCGCTGAAAGGTCTCTCTGCTGGTTTCTGTGGCGCCAGACCCGTACAGTTAATCTGAGTCCCCATCACATTAGAATGAGCGGTCAGGGAAGCGAGCCCCCACTGATCCTTCGTTGCTCCAACGAGGTAGTTCCACCACTGCAACAGGAAGGCCTGTAGAGAACTGGTCTGCTGAATGGCAATTGATACTGTAGCGCTGTTCCCGGCCACTGCACTCATCATAATATTGCCGTCTGCAGCAGTATCCACAACCGTCCTATCCGTTGTCGGAGTGAAAGTAATGGTCCCTATGCCCTGGCCATTGAGAACGAGTTGCCCCAAGGCCGGGTGCTGAATGACCACGTTTAAATCCTGAAAGGAATAGATTTGCATTGTCGGCCCCCCTAACTATTCGCTACAATCGAGATTGACACGTTCTGTACCGCTCCTGCCGGGGTACAGGCCACGACAATAGCCGGTGCCTGCCGGGCTGCCGTCTGTAGAGAGGTGAGTGAACTTACGGGAGCTGCGAGAATCTTATAGCCCGCAGGAAGCATATCCCCTGTGTTGACGCTCGTCGATCCCACTGTGATGCCGGTAGCCGTCCATACTTTCGGCCCTAGGAAGCTTGTCCCGCCATTAGGCCCCAACTGTTGGCAGGCGTTGGCACAGGCGTTGACGAGTAAGGCGACCCCGCCATCCGTCAACGGAATCTTCGGCAAGCTGGTCAGGAGCGACATGATCGAGGTCTGAATGTTAGTCACGAGAATGTCCAAACCGAGAAGAAGGTCAAACCATAGTCCGCCAACCATTTTTCCCTGCTCCAACAGATTGTAGGTGTTGGCGCGGTTGATGTAATAGTTTGTGTTCTGTCCCTGGAGCACACCGAGATTGCCTTCTGTCAGAGCGTCCGGCGTGACCCCGATCTCTGATTTGCCGAATAGGGTAAACGCAGAACCGGGAGCCTGTAGATTTGCGCCCATTGCGTAGCCCATGATTGCCGCAGCCGCGTCGATATAAGCCGAATACTGCAAAAACGTCCTTCGGTACCCCAATCCCTGAAGGGCGAGACCAAGATTGCCTCCTGTCCCTACCAATACCGCCGCAGTGTTTGTGGTGGCGAAATAACAAGACAGAGGCGCTGCGGCCTCAATAACAGCCGCTACCGCCAGGATGTCTGCATCTGCACAATCTGCTATGGTTGTGTTGCAGCACGTGCAGGCGTACCAGCTGGAGTCCGAAGCCCGGCAAGCGGTAACTGCTGCAGCCAGGTTGGCATCTGTTCCAGAGGAGTAGCACCCAATCACTACCTGCTGAGGTGTCGGGGTCTGCGAGAAATATAGCGCGGCGGCATTGTACTCCGGCATTGTGTTCCTGAACCCATCCGCATACATCGCCGCCAGATTCGCATATCTCTTGGTTCGGGTAGCCGTGCTGATGATCGTACTAGGCCCGACAATCAATCCCTTGTTGAACCCGGCTAGAATCGGCGTAGAGGGATTGACCTGCACCGATATCTGTACAATGTCCGAAAGTGGAAGTGTAGCCATCAGATGACCTCCTCGTCTCCGTTTGCATTGATAATCACGGACGCGCTGCCTATCAGAGATACCGTGTTGTACCGCTTGACTTGTTCGTTAAACTCGTTTTCGTAATCACATCGGTTCCACCACTGCCCGTTGAACAACTCCGGCACTCTGAAAACAGGCCCACGTGTCCAGACCTGCGCCAGATTACAAGCGGACAGGAGAGCCTTTGTGCTCTCGCTCCCCAGCCCGTCTCTGATCAGGTCGCCGTTCTCGTAGGCATTAGGCCCGTATATTACCCAGGACACTGTATGCACCCGGATATAGGAGATGGTGGTTGGTACGTTTATATTATCCGGGCTGGCCTGGTATAAAGTATCTCTGGTCTGGATAACCTGATCAGCTCCGGCGGATACTCTGATAAACACCACATCCTGCGCAAGTGGCCAACCAGGCGCTCCATCCGTAGGCCATGAGATGCGGACCCCGGTATTGGAATCGAGGCCAGTCAGACCGACCGTGATGGATTGAAACAAGTTTTCGATCTGCGCCAGGGTCAGGATCTGATTGACTGTGACATTACAACTTGCAGTAAAACTGCCATCGGCAGTCGTTACGGTGATAGTTGTCACACCAGGCATAATCCCCGTGATCACTCCACTGGAATTGACTGTGGCCACAGATACATTGTTGGATGCCCATGTCACACTCTTATTCGTAGCATTTAACGGAGCAACCGTAGCCACTAGCTGATCGGTTCCCCCTATATTGAGAACATCGCTCGTCTTGTTCAGGGTCACCCCGGTAACGGATACTGGCATAGCAACATCCCCTTAATCACTTTACATATACACGGCGAACGCTGTATAGTGACCGACACCATCCTGATCAATCCATGGATTTACGCTTACTACCCGGTAGCGATCATTTCGCCAGACAATCTCATCCGATGTCCCAGCATTGCCTTGATCGTCATTGGTATGGGTGACGAAAATTTCTTGGTCTGAGCGGAATGCCATCATACCAACAACTCGGTCACCTTCAGGAACTTGTTGAATTTCTCTGCTGCTAGCAGGCAAAACCGGACCGCCGAAAGGGAGTACCTGATGATCTATTTCCGTGAACCGTCCATTAATCCAGGAACCGATTTTTCGATAGACTGTGAAATCCTGATAGAAATCGGGATCGTAGAGAACGTCGGATACATCGTAGATAGACACAGCGCATCAGCCCTTCTTCCGGATCACCTTAGACTTGAGTTGCTTTCGCTTTCGACATGCGGCGACCCATAGCAAGGTTTTCAGCATTTCCCTTTTCTCGGATCACATAGACAATCGCTCGTCGGAGTTCGCCATGATCAATGAGCGAATTTGAACTGCCTTTTGCCGCAATAGTCGAGGGTGCATTCTGCGCCCATTTGTTCTTCGGATTCACAAACCACTGCCTGACCAGATTCTGAGCATCCATGCCGGCTTTTTTCAAAGCAGTTTTCGCAGTGCTTGTATGACCATCTAAAGCTGCTTGAGCGGCCTCTCTTAGATCATCAGTGATGACCTTCTTATTTTCCGGATCGTTGATGGCTGGCTCGATTATTGGCCGAGGTGGAATGTGCCACATGGGGGATCCGTGCTCATGAATATACAGGTTCAAGGCCGAGCCATAGGTCATCTTGCCGAGGTTATCGAGGAATTTGTTGTAATCAACGGTGAACGGAGCACCGTTTGCGGCAAGCTGAATATTTTGCCCCATCTCCTGCTGCATTGATTTACTCCGGACCCCGTGGGTGTGAATGAAGGCAAGCTCGGCGTTGGTGATCTTGCTGCCCCTGCTGGATGTTTCCTGTGGGATCCCAACCAACACCTCAACCTTGGCCAGATCCATCAAGGACTTGAACATTTGGGCGGTTTGATCTTTAGTCGTTTTGACTTCTGCTTTGACCACGGCTAGATAGCCATGGTTTCAACAAGCGTTTTCTGCGCCTCTATCAATTTCAGAAGTTCATCTGCGGTTATGTTGCCAATCTGACATTCAATTTCAGTGGAGAGTTTTTTGAACTGCTTTTCAAGGTTTTCAGTGGTATTAATGATAACCATTGTAGGCTCCTTTCATCGAACATACATGCCACCCATACCGACCATCTTAGCCATTGAGGCAAACATCTGCCCGTGGATTGTCAAATGGTACGCGGCCCACAAATCGATCCCCTTGGCCACAACAGCATAGTCGGTACTCTTGCTGATATCCCCGACACCCTTCGACGTTTGCAGCCCCCGGGCTTCACCTGCTGCCACAACCTGCTGCGCCACTGCTCCCGCTGGCGTCATGCTCATCATGTACAAAGTCACAAAGTGAGCAATGAAGAAACCCATTGCCGGCTGCCAGAAGCTCTTATATCGAGCCTGGTTGACAATGGCCATGGCTAAAGTGAGATACATCTGCAGAATGAAAAGTGATGTCAGGAGCGGATAGAAAATGAGGTTCATGGTGCCGCCTGCTGTGGCCTGATCCGACATAGTAATTGTGGTACTGCCAACAAATGTGACAGTGGTTCCATCGGGAATAAGCCCAACGCCGATGACCAGCATCCCGACGACGATCCCTGCAGTACCGGACAAACCGGTCAATAGATTACTCCCGGACGCGGCTGTCCCTGCAATCGTCGCCTGCGTCCCCCCAAATTGCGGATAGGCATTCAGAAAATCAGAAAGCAGATAGGGCGGGTTATCGCAGGATAAAACATTAGACGCAACAGCCGTTGTTTGCTCGACCATTGCGTCCACGTTCTGCCCATATGGGGATATGGCTCCCCCGATGCCAATCGGATCATCAAACATGGGATCACCTACTTCTTGGCGGCCTTGACTTCTTCTTTCTGGTCTGCGAGTTCGGCGTCTATTGCTTCGACAGCCTCAATTGCTTTGATGCTCACAGGGGCGTCGAGCAGGGCTTCTTTTCTTTCCTCCAGCGCCCTGATCTCCTCTTTCAGCTTCGCTAGCTTTTCCATTTCCTTCTGCACGGAATCGCCCTCAGAGGAATAGGCAAAGTATTTCAGCGAACCATCCTTGACGGCAGCCTTGAAATACGTGGTATCTGCTACCCATTCCGGGAGTTCACAATAGCCGACTTTCGTTTTCTCCCTAAGCAGGCGTCCCTCGCGGTCTTTCTCGCCGCGGTCAAATGCTAGGGTCTTGTTTGCTATAATCTTAAGCATAAAAACGCTCCTTTTAAACTAAGTTGGTGAAACAGAAAAGAGCCTCTGGTGGAGGCTCTGGGTTGAAGTTGCAGGATTGTTTTATTTGGGTTTCGAAGGATGCTTCACGCCTCTAGGCGGTACGGTAATGGCTTCCTCGAAATCCCAGCCGCGTTGATAGATCCGCTGCCGGAGTTGGCCGTAAGACACACCTTTGATTTTCGCCCAGTCGGCTAGAGTATGCGACTCGCCTTGATACGCATGAAATCGTGAGTTTCTTTTGTTGTCTGATTGCATCTTCTGGGTAGCCCATCGGCAGTTTCCAGGTTCATAGTTGCCATTGTTTTCAATACGATCAAGGGATATTCGTTCGCTGCCTTCTGCCGGATCACCCATGTCGGCATAGAAGTTATTGAAATCCATCCAGCGTTCACATACAGTAATGCCACGACCGCCATAATCTGCATAGTGCTTATCGTTGGGATTGAAGCAACGCCCTCGTATATGAACCCAAGCATTGAATACTTTAGACCCAGTTTTTCCGTGCTTTAAATGGGCATCTCGTGCAAGTTGGCTCCGCAAACAACCGCAGCTTCTTGTCATTCCTCTTTTTAGATCAGGTGGAGTTATCCATTTTTTCTTGCCGCATTCACAGAGGCAAAGCCATTTCTTACTAAAAAAATCGTACTCCAGCGCGGTTAATCGGCCAAACTTCTGCCCTGTTAAATCAGCAAAGTTGTGTTGCCCTCTCTTAGTTATTAATCCCATTCGACTCACGCCCTCTCTTGTGCTAATTATAAACCATAAGAGAGGGCTTTGTCTAGGAATGTTTCAAATCCTGATATGCTTCTTAAACACCGTCAGAATAAGCCACTGGCTGAAAGTACAATATTTTTACTTGACTAAACTGCGATGCGAATATGGTCTCGTATGAAGCCGAAGTCGTGTTCGGAGCGGTCATCACCCTGCTCAACGGTACCGTCAGATCGATGTTGAGGCGGTTGGGTGCCTTATTGTAGGCGACCAGTCTCTGCGTCGCTCCAATGCCTGCCCCGATGCACCAGCGGGACGGGAAGATGTTGAGCTCGCGTCCCTGATTGACGGCGATATTGTTCTTGAGTAGATATGTCAGGATCGACTCTGCTCCGGCCAGGGTGACGGGCTCGCTGGTGATATAGCCATAGTTCGCCGGATCAACCAGTACCCTGTTCGCCATACCCGAGAGATCGTACTGGGAAGCGCCCCATGTCTCGATCAGCAGGCTGTTAATGTCGTTCAGGATTTCCATCGGGGTCTTGTTGACCCACAGCGTAGATCCAGAGGCACCCTGCGCCGCTGATCCAGCAGTGACGAGCGGGTTGTTGACCAACCCATACGTCCCGGACTTGGTGATCCCGAGGTAGCAATCACGGTCAAGCATCTTGCCATGGTTGAGTCTCAGCCCATCATCGAGGATCTGGGTCAGCGATTTGCCGATCTGCTGCAGCTTCAAGTCGTCAAACAGGGGCGCCCGCAGAATCTCGCTGAAGGTATGCACAACGAAGACATCCTTCGATACGTTGGCCTGGGACACTGGAATGTTGGTAGTCTCAGAACCAATGATCGAGTCCTCTTCGTTGCCGGTAGTGGTATAGTCTACGAACACATTAGATGTGATCGAAGTCCATCCACCGCCGGGGATCATGTCGATGTCCCGGGGAGCAGTGAGCGAAGTCAACGGTTCCAACAACCTCGGGTCCTGTTTCTCAAGTTGGCCGGCCAGGAATACCAGGCCAGAAGATTGTCCACCGGCATCCATGCCAGGGCCGTAGATTACTCCGGGCGAATGCGGTATCACAGCGCCGAGCTTGCCAGAAGCCATCAGGGAATCCATTGCCGCTTTATAGCCCGGGTTGGTCGGAACAAACAGTTCTTCGATGTTCAATTTGGTTCTCCTTTCTGCCGGTTAGGCGTTGGCCTGGGTGAGCAGTACGATTTCAGAAATGCCGTTCGGATCCACTTTGCCTGATGTGAAACGGGCGTTGGTCAACTGCACGGCAGTGCCGCCAGCGGGGGTGGCAGTGGCAACGATGGAGCCGACAGGAGATGTAGTGCCGGCCACGGTGACGATGTATACCAGGCCGTTTGCTGTCGGAACACCCTCGGTAACGAATACGGTGCAGGTACCAGCCTGGAGCACATCGCAGGGAACGCCAGGCTCAAACTGGCCGTTGCTGACGCTGGGGCCATATCCATAGGTCATCGACTGCTTGACCTCAGACACAGCTATGCCGGCGAAGTTGGCGAAAACGGGGGTAGAGACTCCGACACCGGAAGCACCGAATAGGGAATAGCTATTGTCGGCATTCGTGACCACAGTGGCGCCAAAGGGGATCACGGGCTGTGTTTGAACGCCACTGCCGTTAAGGATCGACTTGACGTAGCGAGAGTTGATCTTGTTGAGCGGGTTGCGGGATACTTTGCCCGCGTAACCCAGATTGAGGTCTTGTCCAATCGCAGTTCCGGGCATGTTATTTGCCTCCCTTCATGTTTTCGCCGGCCTTAGTCCAGGCGTCGCAAGCCATTATGTTACGTTGCTCGACGGTCTGCACCTGTACGGCGTGGGCATCCATGGCCGCCTTCTTGTTACCGGCCACAACGGTCAGAATGTCAGCGTAACCGTTGCCGCCGCGCCCTCGGGCATCCTGGATGCCTTTGCGAAACTTCTTAGCCGCTTCCAGCCTGGCCGCTTCGTCCGGGATGGCCATGATCACGGGCTTCATATCCTGGACGAATTTACGGATGGCGGCATCTGCGGCAGCCTTGGGAGCATCGGGAGTGCCAGCGGTCAAGGCGTCTTTGGCCTCTTCCTTCTCTTCTTCTTCCTTGGTCTCTTCCTCGTCCTTGGCTTCTTTCCTCAGATCCTCTTCGACAGCATCCAGGACGGAATCAGCAGTTTCCTTGGTTTCTTCCTTTTTGCCCTGCGCCGCTTTGAGTTCGGCGATGTCGTCCATGATGCCCTTCGCCCATTTAGGGGGCGCCTCGTCCTTGACTTCCTCTTTCTTCTCTTCTTTTGGTTCAGGCTTCGGCTCCTCGTCTTTGACGTGGCAATCCTTGATCTCTTTTCCTTCGTCTTCTTTCAAAGCATCCATGGCCTTAGCGATGTCCTCGGGTTCGGCATCCTGGGCAAAATGCTTGAACCCGATGGCTGCAAGCATCTTCTGGGTGATTTTCATCTTCTTGCGTCCTCCTTTGTCTTCTGGTTTTGCATCCTCTGGTTTTGCATCATGGATCGCTACTTTCGATCCAGCGCGGCCGTTTTGCACAATAGCCACGTGATTACCCACTATCTCACGTTGTTCGTATTTGCCATCGCCGATCTTGTGCCACGAGCAGTCGTACCCGCTTGATACCTCACGCTTGAGATCGTTGACGATCTCGGAAATGAGGCCAGCATCCCGGATATGCAGATCACAGACTAAAAATTCACCACTAGGGTGAACATTCTGAGCGTGCCCCCGTTCGGTCATGGGCGCCGTGTTAACATCCAGGTTGGCCGTAGGGTGGGTATTAGTGGCTGGTTTGCCCTCAAAACTGGCAATTGTAGCCTGGGAGAACAGCTCCTCCGGGCTCCGGTATACCTTGACCACCTTCCCCGTCGGTTCCCCGAAGGATGCCGGTATTTCCTGCCCCAGATAGTCCATCCAGCCAGTGCGCCCAATCGGTACATTTTGGCATATTAGATAACCTTCGGGGGTCACGGTCATGTTGGGGCTGATCTTGTCGCCGTAGTAATTCACATCGTCACCACCTCGATATAAAACAGCATTGACAAAGGTCTACATACCGCCGAGCCATTCGACTTTAAGCTTTGCTCCGGCTGCCGCATGGGCAATGTTATAGGTAGACCCGAACATGATCGGGAGATCCGTCACTATCACTGGAACTTGGACGGTCATAGTCGTACCGCCATTCAGTAATCTGGCAATGCCATCCTTGATCAGGTACAGATAGCCTGCAGTATCTGATGTCACCCAGAGCCGGGAGCGGGTATTCTCCTGCGCTACGTAGGGATTCTGCGCTCCTGCGGCAGTCTGGAATATACCGGTGTCTGTACCCTGGACGGCAACCGCTCCTGTAACTGTGGTCAATTTCAGCGTGGCGGCGATGTCCGTTGTTGATCCGGTTGCGGTGGCGCCAGGAGTCACTACAACCTGCGATGTGCTACCCAACAAAGCGGATGTGATAACATACTTCGAACTGGTGTAGGCGCAGGTCGCTGTCTTGTAGCTCGCTGGTACGCCAGTCAGCGCCTGCATCACCGATTGAATCTCGCCGGCAATAGCTGCCCCTGTCGCATCGGTGTTGGTTAATACGATATTGCGGGGCGTCGGGTCGCCATCAAGCTGGATGTTGAAGTTTGGGCCAGTGATACCAGACAGGGTGGTTGCAGGGCTAGCCGCGGAAGTCAATGTCCCGGCGGTGCCGACCCCAGCGGTGCCGTTGATGAAAACACCGTTAGCGATTGAGAAACCTACCTGGTTGGTGATCTGGAAATTGGCGCTGGGAAATGGCATTGTTTTGTGCCTCCTTTTTGAGTTTTGGTAATAAAAAAGCACCTCACAGGGAGGCGCTGTGAAACCTATTTGTTGGACAGTGGATGGCTGAGAATCGCATCCATACCGGAGAGGTGGCCGGTATCTTTTGACTCGCCGGCCTCTTTGAAAGCTATGGCAATGGCCTGCGAAGGCTTATGTCCGGCATTCTCAAGTTCGCCTATGTTGTGCCCGATCACAGCTTTTGAACTGCCTTCTTCCAATGGCATATATTCATCACCACCTTCCAGGGGGGGAATGAAAAAACCGCCCCGAAAGGCGGCTTGGTTATGTCCTAAAAATACTTTTGATACAGTTCTCTTCTTCGCGGCCCGCTCAGATTCGCATATATACGGGTCGTTTCGATCTTTGCATGCCCTAAAAACGACTGGATTGCTTCCAGTGGCGCCCCATTATTTAATAAATGGGTCGCATAGCTGTGTCTCAATTTGTGCGGATAGACGTTGGCCTGGACATCACTCTTCTTGGCCACTCGCTTGACGATGTACCGGATCTCCGAGATGCTCATTCTATGCGGAGCTCGCTCCGTCACAAACAGGGCCGGATCTTGGTCGTGTCGATTAAGTAGGTACTTCTTCAGCCAGATTCCGCATTTGATGCTAAAATAGACTTCCCGCTCCTTGTCGCCTTTCCCTAGAACAATGGCCGACCTCTGCTCCCAGTTGATCTGATTCCGATCGAGGCGGTACATCTCCCCTACCCGGCAGCCGGTGGTATAGGCAAATTCGATCAGGGCGTGCTCGAGGGCTGACTTGCAGCCTTCCCGGAGCATCTCAGTATCCTCTTCATTCAATGCTTTGGGCAACCGTTGACCTATCTTGGGTTCAAAGAGCTTGTATGCCGGGTTAAGTGGGATGAAGCCCTCCTGATGCGCCCAGTTGAAGAATGATCGGATGAACCTGACCCGGTGCCCCAACGAGGCCGGCTTTAAATGAGTCTGGGCAGCAAGGTAGCTTTTGAGCTGCACCAGTGTGACCTCACCGATCTCGAGATCCCCGATGCCCCTGATAAGTAGGTTGATCTGTAGACGGTAACTTTTGAGTGTGACCGGCGAGTAGCCGGCCAGGAACTTGTCCGCCTCATAGACGGACCAAGCCTGAGATAAAAGCATGATATGACCCCTCCCTGGTGGTTTTTTGGCCCCTGGAAGAGATGAAGCAGACAAGGGGTGTGCCCAGGGAGCGCACCAGGACCAGCTGATCAGGCCGATCCCTTATGTCTGCTTCTACGGTATCATATCATGTCCTATCCAACAATATCTAACCAGAAAATACGTTCTTTTGTCCTATTCCTTCTCGCGTCAGCGCCCTTCCGAAAGCGCGAGAAGGGATTCTTAAACATTATCCGAATATTATGCTAAATACATCTTTTTAAAGGAGCATGATCATGTCAATTAAAGACGATTATCGTGTCAGCAGATTAACGCCGCTACGATTGATTGGAGGTTTTTTTTGCTTTTCTCCCTTTTGGCTAGTTGTAAATTATCGTATTTCTAACTGGTTTTACAGGAACCATTTTCTCATTCTTTCTGACTTTTTTACAAATTTTGGACGCTTTCTTTTTGGTGCCGAAATAGATTCAAGCGCAACAATTGGTCCAGGTTTTCGTGTTATTCACCCTGTCGGCATCGTTATTGGCCCTAATGTTGAAATAGGTAACAATTTTACGCTATATCAAAATACTACTATCGGCATGAAAGACAGTTACAGCAATCGTAATGGTCGCAGAGTCCCAATAATTGGAGATAAGGTTAAGGTATTTTGCGGTGTTGCTATTCTAGGCCCCGTCAATATAGGCGATGATATCGCTATTGGTGCAAATTATGTAGTGATAACCGATGTTCCCTCGCACTCGATTTTTGCAGGTAGCCCTGCCATATTCATTAAATCTATGCCGTTAACGAATCTCCCGTAAGGGTTTTAGCAACCAACTACGCCGATGATCGGGCACTGCCCAGACACTACCGTTAGCACAACAGTATGAGGACCGTCTGGGAGGCCGTTTGCCAACCACTGGCCCCTGGGTTGATCCTGCAACCCAGAGTTCAAGTTACTGAATGTGTTAATTAACTGACCGTCTATAGTAACCATATAACTACCCGCAGCACTTTCGACACAAAGATGAATCACACCGATGTTTTTACCGTAGACATTCGGAAACGTCAGGGTGTCTCCTGGAGTAGAACTTGCCATTGCGTAAGTGATTTCTGGAGAGCTATATGCGCTGACATAGCCATAAGCCAATTCCGTCATCCATGTCCCAGCACCAGTAAATCTTGTCCATGCGAACGATCCTGTAGGTTGCCCCCCAAGTCTCAGGCAAGGTGTCCTGCTTAATGCCCTGGCTGGCTGGTCATAGGGCTGAGTTAAAACGCTGTACTGAGCATTAATATATTGAGCTATCCCAGGAGATGGAGGCAACGGATAGTTGCTTGAGTCGGTCGCGTGCTCTAAGTTTGACTGCATGAGTTGGGCAATCGTGAACTGTCCACTAGATACAAGATTTTTAAAGGCGTTGTAGGCATCATAGAAATATGCCCCATGCCTCGCTGCTGCCCTTTTCAATGCCCGGTAGAATCCACTGGATACAAAGGTATCCGTCGAACTCCAACTTGCTAAACCTGCCGCAGCAAGAGGAGGAGGCGTTTCTACCATAACCCTGCCACAAAGTTGTGCCGCTGCGCTTATTAAACCGGAGATCGCTTGTTCAAAATTCAAGGCATCCACAGTGCCCATATCGTTGCGGGAAAACTCGATTACGCATAAATCGAATAGCGTTCTGTCTATGGACGTATTGGTATTCAACCATGCAGAGGCAGAAACCGGATCGGCAGTCCCCGTTGTAGCATGGTACGGAGCAGGGATACCACCAGCGTTCACCCTCATGTTGGATGCGTAGAAGGTGCAAGCAGCAGAACTCACAGAGTTGGGCAGCATCATAACTCTGATGGAATCACCAACGCTCCACCCAACCCCATCTGAATTTAACACGGTCATTGTTAACGTAGTTGGAAGCCCAGTCATAATCGACTGAAAATCGGTTGGGTTGAAAACATTCCCCTTTAAAGAGCCACTTTTGGTGACGTTATAAATCGTGATATTCAAAGATTGCATCGTTCCGGCTTCAACGTCTACGCTAAAGGTAAATGAGGTCGGCGGGCCACTGGGAACCGTAAAGAATAACTCCATATACTGACCACTCTGCCCTGCTGCCGTTACCGCTTTAACATTGGCCCCAGTTGTCGGGCTTGTTCCACTTGTTAGGGTGACATTACCTAAAATCCACGTAGCTGCCCAGTTGCTGCTATTCGGTATCAGGTTCCCTTGTTGGCAGTACGACTGTATGTCTGTTGCCAAGTTGAGCATACCCATAGGTGCCTGAGATCCGCTGAAAGTGGTCGCATAATAACCGAACTCCTGCAATCCTGGTATCATAGCTTGCAGGTTAGGCGTAATGTTAGGCGATACGTTGATACTATCCGTCACCATGAGTACTCGCGGAGGCCGGCCTAACTGGGAAATGAAGGATGGGGTCAAAGCTGCTCGCGCCAATCTTTCTGCTGATCTATCTTTCATTTAGACTGTCCACCACCCTACCGCACTGACGCTTGTTACAACAGCGACAACATTCAGAGCAACTCCATAGAACCCCTGAACGTCAAAGTCATAAACTCCTTCTGCCGTTACATCAGTCACCTGCGCCAGGCTTGGCAGGCCGGAAGGAACTGCCGCAGGACTTGCAGGAATAACCATCCAAGTAGTATCAGTTGAATTCAAGAGGCCAACAACCTGTACATCAAAAGCACCAGTGCCGAAGATATGAAGGCGGGCATTGCCGGAAACCCCTGGTGATACTGACGGTAATTGGGCTACGGTTGTGCCAGTACCGAGGTTTGCTTGTGCAACTATACTCCCAGAGACTTGAGTAGGCAGCCCCGTAATCTTGCCATCGGTGTCCACTGCGCCATTCGCTGCCCCAATCTTGAGAGTAGCCGCTACGTCGTTCGTCGGCCCTGCCGCGATCCTTACCTTTGACCCCGGCCCGATGGTGCCTGAAGTGATCACATAGACGCCGCCAGTAAAGGCCACAGTCACCCATTGATAATTCCCACCTAACGCCTGAATCGCCGTCTGCATCGCGCTGGCGATCAATAGTCCTGATGTCAAGCCTGCAGGGTTCAATGTAACGGTCTGAAAAGCATTTTGAACAACGTTCAGGTCTACGGCGATTTCAAACGTCGGAGTGGTCGCCGCGGAGATATTGGTTGATCCGCCGGTTGCACCAGTCTCGTAGCCACTCGAACAGATTGACTCCCAAAAATTGGCGATATTAAAGGGGATTGAATTTTCATCCAAAATACGGCCTGTCACCGGGGGAAGATTTGCAATATTGTTTGCCACCGGAATAATCACTCCTTGTATACTGAGATTTTGAGCCAAATATATAGTCACGCTTACAATATCGTTCAGGGGTAATGTCAAGAGGCATCACCTCAATTAGGCCGCAATTTGTAAGAATCGGCTCTTTGCCAGCATCAAAATTTGGCCATTAATGTAGCATTTGTGTGGCCAGGAAACCCGGTCAACGTCCGTCAATGGGGCCGGGAAGCAGCGGCAGTTCGGGCATTCTCCGCTGTTGTAATGTCCGAGGGTTGACCTGATTCCGATTAAGGCTTCTGGTGCCGGCGGATCGCTCCACCGAATCAATACGCCCTGCATCTTGTGATGTGATGGCCGGACCCTTTGGTCTTCGCTTGTGATCCATTCGTACCAGTCCATCCCCAGGTTCTGTGCTCTGGCCTGTGTCAAAGCGGTTGATACCTTGCTTACTTCCGTCCGGGCAATCAACTGCGCCTTCGCCCTTGACGATGCGGGGAACATCTTCTGTATGTCTGCGGCAATATCCTCAGCCCTGCGGCCTTTCAGTGACTCCTCGCCGATGTAATCCGTCACATGCTGCGCGATGTCCTGGGGTAACGTTTTGATCAGCTCGGCGTTTCTGGCAATCTGGTGATAGAACTCGCCGCCGGCTGGCCCATTAAGTTCCTGCCTCAAAGCTTCGTAGATGAGCCGCCCCCGGCTGGACTCCCTGGCCGCTTCCCGCCATGAGCGTGCGTTATCTCGCTGCAGCATCGTCACCATGTTCTTTGCCACCGTTTCAGCGTATAGAGCGAAGGCCGGAGTATTCAATGCTGATTTGAGTATCTGCACGATACCGAAAGGGTCGCCCTCTCCTTGGATTGCCTGGCGCAGGTAATCGGTAATGTCTAATATGGAGCGGAAGAAAAGGGACTCTGGGCGACGATGGGGCTGAAATAGGTCTGCGTTGCGGAGTGCAACCATGGGGAGATCACCTGCTCAAAAATAAAAGCACCTCCGAAGAGATGCCCTATCACTCTGTATTGATTAATTATTCAATATCATTAAGTTTCGCAAACTCTCCAAACATCTCTATCGCTGCTTTGTTATATGCAAAAGCAGCCTCTTCTTCTGTTTCAAAATAACCTAATCTATAAATCTTACCTTCCTTACGAATTTGAGCAATATATTTATTCCTTTTTGCGTTTTGTGTTACTCCTTTATAAATACTCAAACGCTTCCCTTTGTGTTTTCCTCGATTAAAACTATTTTGTTGAATAGTGCATATCCTAAGATTATCTTTCCTGTTGTCCGACTTGTCTAAATTTATATGATCTATGCAGCCATTAGGAGCTTCTATGATTAAATGATGCATATATATAGCCGTTTTAGAGTGCGTTTTTCTGGCATAAATATACCCTCTTGCAAGATCGCGTATCCAAGTAAGGTTACATATTTTAGAATAATCCTCTTTATCTAATAAATATCTTTCTCCTTTAAATGTCAACCCAACAAGATGACCGTTTTCCTCAAAATAAGTATTACCACAACCGGGCTTCCCACAGTTTTTGGTAATACTTTTATTCCTTAGGCAAGTAGAGTTTCTAATTACTTCTCTACCACAGGCACACTGGCAGAGCCATGTCGCCTGCCGATTGCTCAAAGATATTCCATGAAATTGTTTTACCAAAAGCTTATCAAATTTCTGCCCTGTTAAATCAATAATCTTACCCATAATAATAACACCTCCTGTAGTGTTGTCCTGAATTATTACTGCGGGAAGGGCGGTCAGGAAACCGCCCGTTCAGGAGCTACCCTATCCCACAAGTTAATTATACCATATTATCCTTGCTTGATCATCAAAGTTAATTCTGCAAAATGCTGCTTCTCTTCATTGAGAATTTCCTGCAACTTCTTTTTGTCTTTCTCAGTTATACTGTGGGATTGAATAATCTGATCATAAAGATTGATAGCTTCGACTTCGCTATCCAAAGCCATTTGCAATAGAGCCATCCTGTCCATCCCCTTAAAAACATCGCTGGAGTCTGCTACGCTACCCTTTTCCTTTTTTGGTTGCTCCTGCAATTGCTTATCCCCGAACATCCCAAGATCCGGCATGTCCTCCCCCGGAGTAGTAAATTCATCATTCGCCCGGGCAATATCTTTATCCGAAATTGATGTAAAGAAGTTGGTTGTGTAACTGAGTTCATGCAACTCGCTAAGGTACATTCGATGTGTAATTGCTCCGTCATTCCAAGTCTTGCTAATGGAATCTACTTTTTTCCCTACAATCTCGGCCAGTTTATCTTCGGTCGGTGTGCTAATAGGGTTAAACTTATAACCTAAATCCTTTGGTATATAACCAAACTCAGACATAAACATAACTGGATAAATTTTATTAAGTTTTGGCCTCACATCTGAATCCTGCTGCCTACCAACACCATCGTAGTACATCTGCAAATCGGATTCCCCAGTGGCGTTCATGCCCTGCGGAGATCGCCCGAACAGCCGTGTCATAGGGATATCGCAGGCACCGGATATGTCCATCATCTGGGATTCGGATATGTCCTTGAGCCCTTCAAAGGTGTAATTGATCGCTGAAATATCCTCGTTCTGCCCTATGATCATCATGCCATTGTTGGATCTCATCTGATTCTGCGCCGATTTGACGTTGTAAAAATTGCGCTGTGTCTCCGGATCGGTGGCCGCCAACATCTGATCCATGCCATCGACTTTGTCAACTAGCAGGTTAGACTGAAAAACAAGAGAAGCGATATTCCAAGATGTACTATCCCTCTTCAGCATTTCCTCGTAGACATGCTCCATAATCGAGCTTCCCCAGTAAATCTCGGCCATCTCTTCCCAGAAGGGCAGTTTCTTGCCGGTGAACCTGATCACCCGGGAGTGATGCACCTTTGACACCAGCCGCTCTGTTATGGTATCCCTGACCTCGTAGTATTTGGGCAACCCCATCTCAGGATCCCTGATGTCGGTAATCAGTTCCAGCCCCGGGTAGATACCGGACCATCTATCAACGACCATGAGGCCACAAAATGAATCAGGGAGAATGTCGTCGTATTCAAGCGGCTCATCGAGCTTGTCCTCGTGGCCATCTATGATCATGATTGCCCCGGCGCCGCCGTAGAGCCGACCCCAGTACAGACCTTCGAGAAGTTTCTCCCTGACCAGTGTTTTTTGTTCCAGTTTCTTGATCCGGTCTGTCTCCTCGGGTGTGAGCTCGGCGGTGATGTCCCAGCCGTTCTTGATCATGTCCTCGGGGACAATGTTGACGATATGATTGCAAATCCAGGAATTGCGGTATAGGGAGTTGAGCAGTTGGTAGTTTCTCGATAGCCTAGTTAGCGGGTAGGTAGCGGCAGAGATGATATTTTCTGACGCGCTACCCAGCCTGGCAAGCTGGTTCTGGAATGTATCCATAACGGTGGAACGGGGGGGCTTTGTGGAGACAGGCTGAATCTTATTTTTGTGTTTTGACATTAGCCAGTCCCCCTAAGCCCGTTTGACAATTGTAAAAGCGTAATAGCGAAGTACATCCAAACAATGATCAAATGCCTTCACAACTTCTTCTTTGCCTTTTTCCGATGCCTTGTCGTTCCAGACATAGGCTGCAAACTCAGCAAGTAAATTTGGGCAGTTGTCAATGTTTATCTTCAGTCGCCCCATGCGAAGCAGAGAGGAAACCAAGCGGATGCCTTCTACAACCTCGTGTTTGGCGTTGATCACATCGTCAGTCTCCCTGGCTCTCAGGCTCTTCTTGCGTAAAGCCACCTTAAACGATGCTGCCGAAGGGTCGATGACAATAGCTGCATATCTTTTTGGAACACCATTCTCGTCTTTCATGAATTTCTGCATATCTTCGACGTACTCACTATCATCCTTCTGTCGGTTGTGCTTCTTACTGTCGTAGTAATATTCGTTCTCGATGTAGATATATTTGATGCCTGTCAGAAGGTCGGTCTGCTCAATGATCTCCAGGCAGGCAAAAGGGTTTGTCGTGCCGTAATCGATGCTAAAATATCTTTGAAACCATAGCTCATAGTTCGGACCGTGGCCAGCGTGATACTGGTTTTTAGGCGCAAACATATCATAGACGATGCCCTCGGCTGCGCTACGCCTACCCAGGATGTCACGGATATACCAGACCGAATCCCGGGCATAGGTGCGTACTGTTTCCCGAATCTTCTCAGCAGTAAACGAGAGATTATCAAATATCGTAAAATGCTCGTAGTTCAACCCATAATTTTGATACTTATCAGCGTTCTCTTGGTGCATCTTTAGTATTTCTTCGTAAAACCAGTGCTGCGGAGGCTTTGGATTGAGATCAAAAAAAAGTTTTCGATCCGAGCTAGATATTGTTCGGTCAAATATTTCTTTGACAAAAGGCTTGGCGCAATCATTAACCTCTGTTGCGTACACAGTCCCATAAGTGTTACCATGAATAGCTTTTTCGTCTCCATCCTTGCCACCGCCGGAAATAAGTATTACTTTCTCTCCGGTTTTTGTGGCAACATAAAGGCAGTCTCGATTCTGATATTTACCCGGGCGTGAGCGTCCTTTAAACCAGTTAGCAACGCCAAAATCATTGCAATCAATGATGTTCAGTTTTGCCGATGCCACTGAAAACCCAGATGCAAGGTGAAGCTTATCACGATGAGTTTCTATGCATTCACACCAGCAGATAATATTGAGCACGTTCTTGCCTGCTCTTTTTCCACCTTCTGCTATATTAAGCCAACTATGGTATGACTGTTTCAAATATGCAACTTGCTTCTGACAGAACGCAGCGTACTCTGCCATAATTAATCGCCGCTCTCATCTTCCTCTTCAAAATCTTCCACGTGCCGATCCGGCTCCGGATGGTTGATCAGTTCGGCCAGCGTAGTCACCCGCTCATTGTGCGCCGTTTCAGCCTCATCGCCCCCGCCCAGGGCTTTCTTTCTATCAATCTCCAACCGTTCCCGCTCCAGACCAAGGCGCTCCTCTTCGACCTTGCGCTTCCAGGTATCCGGCATCACGTCTAAGTAGCGCTCCAGCTTATCCAGCGCCTTCATCTTGTCGTGCAGCTTAACCTTTACTCCATCTCTTCCCTGGCTAATCTCGCTGATCAGAGACGTGTCAACCTGGTTGCTTGAATTGAGATCGACGTAATTAATTGTCTGCGTGAGAGGAGCGGCGCCATCGTTGCCATCCTCACTGCTAGGCGCAGATGTACCTTCAATCGGAATCTGCCGTTGCCCAAACGATACATAATCTCCAACGTTGCCAAAGGCGATCCGGGCGTATTCAAGCAGGATGCGATCCCTGTTGATGCCCAGACGAATTGCATCGGCCTCTGCTTCTTGTCGCAATCGCTGCTGAATATGCGGCTTCCTGAGAAGCTCCCATCCTATGGATGCTGCTGTGTGCTGGCTATACCCTGCGGCAATAGCCGCCCTCGCAGAGTTGAAGTCAATCAGATATTCCAGGACAAAGGTTTCCTCCCGAATAGTCAGCCCGTTCTCATCCCGCTGCTTACCGCCAATGCTTGCTTTGGGATTTTTTTCTATCGGCGTTTTTTTCTGTATTGTACCCTGTGTTAAATTCTGTATCGTGTCTGTTGGCGATACACTATTATTCGATACAATATCCGGGGTATCGTCAGTCTTGGATACTTTGTAATTCCTATCCTTTCCGCTCTTCTTGGCGGCCTCGACATCCCGCATAATCTTTGACCGGGACCCGTTCAGTTTGCGAAACTCATTGCGGACATGCGTCTCGTTCATTTTGTATTTACGAGCAAATTCCGCTATGCTTTCAAAGCCACCCTCGCAGAACTCCATAAACATGCGTGGCCAGTTGTGCTTTGCGTGGCGTCCCATCGCCCCTCACTCCAGTTTGTCAATACAGTCGGCCTAAAGCCTGTCCCGGATTCTGACAACGTTTATCATGTTCTTTGTGCTGCCTGATATAGTCGCCTAGGCACAGACCCGTTTCCTTGTCGCGGCGAGGCGGCAGCACCGTCAACTTTTGTTTCTTTTTGGAGTCGTAGACCTCGTACAAAGAGATCGCCTCGCTCAAATGAAAAAGCCGCTCGAAGACCGAGCGACCCTGTTTTTAACTTAAGCTATAAGCCCTTCTCTTTTGCGTTTTCCTTGTCTTTTAAAGCTAGGTGGTGGCCAAACTCCATTTTCATTCTCACTAGATAAAGCTACAGATGCTTTGAATAGCGAACCTACTAATGGCTTAAGCCTTGATTGCACTTGATTCCATCTTTTTTTGCTATTTTGTGCATTTTTCTTGCGATTAACAGTTCTCAAATTAGTTTGTCGCCGATTATCCAGTCTACAATGATTGATATGATCTATTTCCATGTTGCCAGGTGGGTTCATAATCCAACGATGTAATAGTATGATAGGTTCGTCAACCGACAGTTGACCTACAACATATCCATTTGAACCTAGTCGCCACCAGCCAGGGAACTCATTAGTTCGCTCCAGATCACTAATATCTATAAAAGTTTCTACTCTCTCACCGTTATGCCTTCGTAATCTAATAACTACCATTAAGCCGCTGATCTCATAACTATTCTTCGTCCGAAACACATCCCATAGTGTTTTTAATCTAAATTACTGACTCGTTTCGCCAAAATAAGGATAGCACGTTTTTGGCACTTTGTTTAAGTTATTCGGCCTGATCTTGTATAAGTTTTTGTATAAGTTTTATCCGAAATTCAAAACCAGGAATCGCTTGCAAATAAAGGGCTACGTGGGTGCGAACTTGTTCAGTTTTTTCTTGAATTTTTGGCACAGAAAAAAACCTCATTTTTTTATCCTTGAAAAACTGTTTCGAGATCTCCCTGACTGTCATCCCGGCACGCCATTTCATTCGATAAATCTTCTTGTGCTCACTAGTAGGAAGTTTCTTGATTGCCCGATCAACAGCATCCAGCGCAGACGTCATCTGTGCCCGGCGAAGCGCCACTGATTCGATCTTACTCCTGACCATTGTCTTCATCCGGGCGTGAAACTCGATGATGTCCGCGAAGTCGTTCGGCATGATCTCATCACAGATTTGTTTCAGAAATGGCAGATCATAGAGCAACCAATCAATAAACTGCGGAGTGATGGTGTCTGTGTATGGAGTTTTGCTCTGGCCCATCTGGATGTGGGACAACGAGTATCAGCCTCCCTCTATTGCTGCTTCGCTTGCGCTGCCTTGGTCTGCTGTTCAATCCTGATATTCCCCCGGGTTGACCTGATCCCTAGTGCCCGGCCTCCTACCACGTCGTCAATGTGCCCACAAAGATCGGCCCATTCCTCTTCTGTAATTCTGGCCTTCGGTTCCGTCTTTGCCTCATACTGCCGACAAAACAATCCATGCCTATGCAATAGCGACTTCTCCAGCGTAACAACACTTTTCATACAACCCTCGTTCTGGTTATGCCTGCAGGTTGTTTCTTTGCAGATCATGTGGGGCACCTAAATCGCCTCGCTTTCTTTTTCGCATCGTACCCTATTTACGGTTCTGCCCTGATAGTGCGGGCAACCGACGCACATCCCCAGGGTCACCATCTTATGTTTCTGCCGGCAGAACACACCTTTGAGTAACGGCAGAGATTCCCAATTAGACTTGGGAGGGGGCGACCGTCTACCGCGGCGTTGTGGCGTGTAGACCTCAAACATGGGCAACCATCCTCTCCACCAGCTCGTTTAATGCATCCTTCAGAGTCTCAAACCTAACGGGCGCATAGTGCCTTAAAGCATGACTCCTTCGGTTGGCGCCACCCCACAGCAGTATTTCCTTGCCATACTGATAGGACTTGTAGATCTCGATGCTGGTGCCGATATAGCTGATGTCCGAGTGGCTCATCTCCACCAGTAGGATGTGCGCTTGCAACAGATCCGCGGTGTTTCGCCGCATGATCTCGGCACTGTCGCTGTAGTCGTCATGGCGCAGAGGATTCAGCACCAGGTACCCGGCAGCGGTTAAAACTTCGGTAGCCTCGTCCCGCCAGTTACGGGGGAACTCCAGGGAAGCGTGGGCGTCGATGCTGCCGGCCAGGAAGACAGTGTGTCTGGATGCTGCGTTTAAAAAGCCGTCAAAGTGCTCTTGCGCCGGTGAATCAGGCTTAGTCAAGCATCTCAATGCAGTTTCCATGATCAGGATCCTCTCTCTACTAGATATTGAGCGTATGCGATTATTGCTAATCTATAAGCCTTGTACCAATCGGTTAGGGCAACCTTGAACTGCTCTACTGTGCCGGTGCCTGCCTCGCAGTCAAGCCATTTTTTATTTGCTACAGCTTGCGCCTGGTTGATCTGCTGCTCAATGTCTTTACGATTAGCGGAAATCCAGGCGGTGCATCCAGACTGATACGCTTTATCCAGGAGATCGAATGCTTTGTTGTATATTTCTACCAGGGTATCATAGGGTATTTTCTTTCCTTTTTCTGTATCAAAAACCACTTCTTCCATGTTTACCATTGGGCACGCCTCTTTTCCGCAACTTTTAGGGGGTAAAACGCCTATTTTCCGCAACTAAAAAAATACCATTTCCCTTTACTCCAGCAAGCGATTCGTCATTTACTGGTTGCTGAGGTTGCGAAGCCCCCGCAACCGATACATTCTTACTCTCCCAAAACATTCAGCCATTTTTTTTAAGAAGTTGCGGGATTTTCATTTCATGTAGCATATATATACAGGGGGTTATGTGATCGCGGTTAGGAGATCACATACACAATGGAAAATACATGTAATGTGTATGTATATCTGCAACTGCGCAACTAAGACATATATATATGTTGATCATCAGATATACTCTCTCTTCTAGCGGTTGCGGAAAAGTTGCGGAACGGTTGCGGACTCGCAACTGTCAAACATCCCCTACCGTTCCGCAGTCGTTTCCATCAGGGAAAACCATTTCTATTGGGATAAATACCCCGCGCTCACCCCGGGATTTTTCGTATCTGGTTGCCTCACCATCTTTATTTGGAACACTGATCTTTTCTCTCAGGAAGGCTTTCCGTATCTCTTTGGGATCCTTTTTCAGGTACTCGATGATAGCCTTATCGAAGGCCGTGAGATAGAAGCAGATACACTTGCCAGCTTCTCTCACAGTAACTACCTTGCCAATATAAACATCTGGAATTCGTTTACTGCTGTACATTCCGTTGCTGAATGGCTCCATACCGGCGATCCGGTTCTTGTTTTGCGCTGCCCAGCTCTGCACTACTCCCAATGCCCGTTTCCATAGTGGTTCTGCGTCCATACCCAATAGAGCCAAATGTTCTGCCACCAGAATTGTCTTATCAAGAATGATGCTGTTTTCTTCTGCGCTGACGCCCAGCGATTCCATCAGTGCCCATAGCCCCACTCCGCAGGCAGCCACCCTAGATACCATCCTGATCGCAATAGAGCGCAGTTCTTCGTTTACATCGTCTGCGATTTTTTCTTCCAGTGCAGATTCAATCTCATCGAATTTCTGCAGAACAGTTTTCCATTGGCTGCCTTTGGTCTCGTTTAAGAGATATCTAAGATATGTCTGCCCAACGTGGCCGTAATTGGTGTTGCACTCCTTCTTGATTCTTTTGGCTTCGGCTGCATACTCTGCGTTTTTGCTGCCAAACATAGGCGGCATGGAAATCAGCCGGGCGGATACCCCTTCTCGGGTATCCTGGCCCTTGAGGCTTTCCTCGCTGGCTACCAGGAGCACGTTGAAGAATTGCTTCGTTGCCCTAAGCGTGCCATCCCGGTTGCCGCGCTCCCTGCCTATGCCCTGGCTCTGTTCGTATATAATCCGTTCCCGGTCTTCCGGCTTTAGCGACTGGGCCTCTTCTGCGAAAATAGGCAGGTCGCAGCATACATGGCGCCATGCTTCCCAGCCAACATTAACCGTTCGGTTGCAAGACCTCACTAACCTGGATGGCTGACCCCAAATCGATGCTGCTAGTTCGTTGCCTGTTGTTTTGCCTACTCCAGCCTGATCGCTGACCACCTCTACCGTAAAGCCATTAACATCGAGTCGGCCATGTTCTCTGAGTGGCCTGAGCAATGGAGCGGCGCACCCGGCACCCACAAGGAAAGCAGCTACAGGGAATCGCTTGCAAACTTTGAGCAGGAATTCCTTTTGCTTCTCCACACTTCCATGAACCCGCAGCCCTTCTACCGTGTCCCGCTCCCCTCCCTTTACTTTGTGAGACCAGTCCACCGTGTACTCTGTGAATCCATTGATGCTGTTGAGCTCCATGCCGCTACTGTCGCCAGAAGCGCACTCATTACCTTGAGTACACTGTTTACTTTCGCTGTTTTGTTTACCATTTTTTTCATATTGGCATTTACTTTTATCTGTCTGCGAGTCAACTGGGACAAGGGTTTCATCATTCCTGTGTACTTCCGCTATTTGCTGCCCCCACACAAATCTGTTCCATCCGTGCCACCCGCACCTGGTCACCACCTGCTTGCTCGGTATCTCCCTGGTGTCCCTCTGCGCAGCGAGCCACCTGACCAATCCTTTGTTGTTTTCTGAATCCACTGGCGCCCCGGAGTCAGCCAAGTTTATGATCCTCGCCCGGTCGAACAAGATGGCGCCATCCTTCGCAGCCTTATACCACCTACCCTTGCTGAGCCAGGCCACCTCATAGGAATAGGTATCATCCTGATTGTCCAGCGGCTCCAACACAGCGCTTAAAACAATGGGCACCGGAAAACGCTTTTCGGTGAAGGTGACTGGCGGATCACCCTTGTTTACTAGCTCGATCACGCCATCCTGAACGCTGATGCTCCAGCCATTAGGAATATGGGCATCTAAGGGGCAGTTTTCGATCCGGTCAGTGAATTTGGGGCGGCTATCGCTTGACTGGGCCATGCGGAGCATGCCATTTCTTTTTCTGTAATCCTTGACCGCCCGATCAAAATCTTGACTGCCTACCTTGCCCTTGAGCGCTGTTTTAACCTTGGAGCGATCAGCCTCAGTCATCACTGCCAGCGCTCCGATGATCTTTTCCTCAAAGACACCTGCGGGGCTATCCCGGCAGAACTGGATTATCAGATCCACCGACATATTGCTTTTGTCTGGGGTATGATCAGCATCTATGCAGCCTATCAGAGCTTCTTTGTCTCGTTCTGTGAAGTCTGGTGTATCTTTATCGGACATTGACCCACGCTCCTGCCAATCCTGCTTCTCCCTGTCTTACTGCCCTATTTACGTTTAGCTTGTCTTTTAGTGACCCATATTGCAGTAGATCGAGAATGTAATCTGTGTATTCGAAGTTGGTACAGTGTGTTGAATCATAGTTCTCTGGTTCATCTAGTGCCCAAAAATAGCCCCTTCTGAGCGCGCACAGTTTGATACAGGTATCATTCGCCCAGTTGGTAAGCGCCTGCTCTAATTTGTGCTGTTCTTGCCTATCCTCTATCTGTCTCACGGTTGCCTGATTCGGTCTCTCATCAATTTGAATTCCGCCTAATTTACATACATAGATGGCGGCATCTTTTGGTTGTAGGTTGCAGTATTTCTCTACGAACTTGGTACCGTCACCCGCAGCCCCGCACCCGAAGCAGTTAAAGTAGTTTTTTGATCTGTGGATGGTGAAACTGCCCGTCTTCTCTTCGTGAAATGGGCATGGCATCACTGTCTGACCTGCCTGATTATGGGTGGATAGGCCAAAATGCTCTATTATGCTGGTGATGGGTACGGTTCTAGCGAGTTCGAATAGGTTCACTTGGTTACTCCTGCAACAGTTATACGATGATCATGGATATTTATGCACTTTTTATTGCTGCCCGGCATACCGCCAACGGTAGCGATCTCGCATCCCAACCATCACCGAGGATCACCTTTTTGGCGCAATATACATTCATGCCTTCGGGGACTTCCATACGGCAAAATTGGGCTGTCACACCAAGGCCGTCATAACCGAGACCGAGTTCAATGAAATTAGTTGAGTTGTGTACTATTTCGATTTTATAATTTCTACTATCATATCCGCATTCACATCTATAAAATGGTTCATGTGTTGAGATTACTATCCCAACTGGTTTTCCGCAATTCGGGCAACGTATAACATTGTTCATTTTTATCACTCCGCGTATTT